AATGCCCGCAACAAATATAAGCAGACACTAACTCCAAGACAATCACCTCCTAAATCTAGCTGGAGCGGGAATAGCATTAATTCCATATACATGGGACAAATCATAATGCTGCGGATTATTATCGCCCTCATGGATGACGAGGTAGCGATAGATCTCATTCTGCTCATACACGCCAACAAAGAAGCCCTTAATCAATCCGGCGCCCAGGAACGTGAACACAATGAAGTCCCCGAAGATAAGGCTAACGCCTTTCACCTCAGTAGATATATATGCAGAAACTAGTTCCACCACTATCACCTCATCCAGGGAAGTTGTGAGCCAGGGGAGCGGGAGATAACTTCATAAGGCAATAAATATAGAACACGATGCGTATGAGTCTCTATATAGGAATCACCATCAAGCCTATACGCAGTAACGCTCTCAAAACGTAATTGCTCCATACCATGGATATCCTCTGATCCAGAATACACACAGCTATAACAATAGTTTGCACATTCGAGCCAATAATGAGTATGCAGGATAAAGCGTGCTGCTACATAGGGAGACACAAGCTCCATATCATCACCTCAACACATATAGTAACACATTACACGAAACCTATGGAAGACAAATCAATTTGAATTACATGAGACACACTCTGTACGACGAGATTCACAAAAATTTGCTGCAACAGGCACACTCTGGACGACGTTCCAACTGGAAATTTTCTCCCCAGGTTAAGTTGAAGCGGGACAGTACACACAGAACGAATGCGACACGACGAACCTGCAGCCACTCCCGGGAGGAGGTGGTACCCGCTTCAGCAGGAGATGATGCCGAGTTACCCCAGGTTGTCGCAGCAGCAAACTGTTCGGTATGCATCCGCAAGGAATGAGGCCGATAGGCCCACGATCTGCATGAGGCATGCGGCGGCGAGGAGGGGATACGGGGTGTGCGTACAGCCAAAGCATGAGGCTGCATGTAATGAAGCAGCGGGGCGGATTGAACCGAACCCGAAGGGTGTTTCTATATGTCCATTGTTCATGACGAACTCTAATGAGGCGGTGACTGAATCGTCACCTCTCCTGCCCGATATTAATTAAGCTCGATCGGCTTGCGAGCTGCCACCTTCATGTTTACGGAGTGGCCACCGTTGTATGTTGCGGATTCCACTTGGATCTCGTAAGCTGGGGAGCCTACAAGGAAGCGGAGAGCCGAATCATACAGGATACCGCAATGTTCCAAGGAGCCATTGCCAGTAATGGCATATGCATTGTATGCCGAGTTCTTCGTGATCAGGTTGCGCTCGTATTTCACGATCACCTTACCGAAGTTCTCCATGGATGCAAGAAGACGCTGTGCATCCTTCTCGGTATGCACGACAACACCCAGGTTAAAGGCACCGGCTTTCACATCGCCCATGATCAGGTTGTTGCGCAGTCTGCCAAATTGCACATAATTGGCTGCATTGACAAATTGACGCCTCGCTGCGGTCCACGGGAACCCAATGCCGGAAAGACGCTCCACCACTTCACCTGTTGTCTCATCAATAACTTTGGTTGTGCGGCGGTTGGCATAGGTCATGTAGTATGCAACGTAACCGATATGAACGATATCGAATCCATCTTCCAGGGCTGTCATCGAAGCTTGAGCTGCTTCAACAGCAGCGGCTACTTCTTTGGCACGAATAACGTCGATCTCTTCGATCAGTGGCTCAGCCAGGCTCAAATCACCATTGCACATGGCAACGATCTCATGCTTGGCTTCTTTGAACTTGTCATATGCAGCGGCAACAGCTGCCCCATAGGTACCCTTGATTGGACGGATCACATCTTCAAGTGCCTTGTGGGTAGCTGGCTCGATAGCGATGCCTTGAGCGAGATCTGCAAGCAGATTGTAAGAATCTACATCCTTCATGATCTCTTCGAGCTTCGAATCAAGCTGAGTGGCTTTCCAATCTTTGATATAGTCGTAAACTCGGCTAAGAACAGAACCGGTGTTGAAGCCGTCCTTCTTGCCTTTGAGTTCTGCCAACCAGATCGGATTGGTCCACTTCGTTTTGCCGGTCTTTTGGTTCTTCCACTTAGCGAAAGTGGCCAGGTTCGGATCCTTCAGGAAACGGAGCTCCTCAGCGAGTTGCTCCATATAGGCACCGCCGTGTTTCGCACGGTCGATTTCCCATCCTTGGCACAAACGAAGCAATTCGATGTAGCTCTCGTACTGCTCGATCTCACTTTTCAAGAAAGCAATTTCAGAAGCAGAACGTTTTGACGATATCTTGTTGCCGTATTTGTCCAGGTTCTCCATCAGCATGTATCCGATTTTACGAATGGCATCCGCCAGCTTCGTAGCGATGTTGGTCATATACCCAATTTTGTTCGGCTCCAAAGTTTTGATAACAAACTCTTTGGACAGCTCGTGAACCGCTGCTTTGAACTCATCTGTGTATTGCTCATCTGTAAACTGAATGATAAAATCATTCTGAGCAACATGTGGTGCGTTCAACGTTGGAACTTCACCCGTGTCGCCGCTCCAGGGGCACCCGCTTCCAAAACCAGAGATTTGTCCATTAGCGTCGTATTCAATATGAAGATCAAGCACGGGAATGCCTGGTTTCTTCATGACGCTTCGGACAAGGGCCATCTCGGTAATGGTTAAGCCGGTGTCCCCATCATTATCAGCCCCACCCATAGCAAATGTGCAGAAGTCATGCACACTCATTACGAGCAGGTTACGGAATCCGCCCTTCTTAACAGCGTCCTCATAACGCTTGTCTGCAGCTACAGTTACCAGCTGCATCTCCTTACCTACCATTGGGTTACGACCCAAAGCCACATGCTGCTCCGTCAGATCCGTCAGCTTATCCTTCTTACCCCGACCCTTGATAAAGATCGTATTGGCACGAAGCCCAACGTTTTCAGGAACAATCAATCTGCCCTTGGAATCCCGCTTACCATAGGTACCGGCATTCAGAATCGCATATGGATCCTGGACCATGAAGCGATAGTGGCCCTCAACAGGGATACTGCCATACAGCCACTTCTCCAATTGCTCGCCGATCAGTTCAATCGACCAGCGGCGCATCATTGCATCGTGTGCAGTGAACGGCGCATGGTGCAGGAACAGACCATGAGTGTTGAAGATCGCTTTCTTTTCTGCCGCTTCCACTTCTTCTGCTGTCAGGTCATCACTCAAGTCTTCCACTTGATACAAACCAAGGCGCAGTGCCATGCGATGCGGATCATTCAGATCCTCAAGCAGGCCATTCAGATGAGGAGCCAGCATACCGGTCAGGTCATTGACAGTGATGCTTGTGCCATGAACCATTTGATACGGGAGCAGCGTGTATGGCTTGGTTTGCGCCATGGACTTGTTGAACAAAGCTACACGAAGCTGAATCTTGAAATCCTTAACGATCTGACGATAATCGCCTTTTACAGCGGATTTGGTCGCCACGATGTTTGCATCGTATAGAGGCTTACCGTCTTTGCCGACGATGGCTCTCATATCCGGAACAAAGACCATTAGGCCTTTGGTGAACGGCGTGATGCGGATTTGCCAAGCATCAGACTCTTGGCCAAACTCAGCCAGAAGCGCAGCGTAGACTTCTTCATCGCAGAAGACAAGTCCGTCGCCAACAGCCATGGTTTGATTGATTTCTGCAGCGTCCAACAGTTTCAGTTGACGAGTTTCCGGATCCATCACCTTGTATTGACCTTTCTTGATGACGGCATAACGGTCCTCAATCACCATCATGGTGTGGCGGCCCCCAGCGATCATGTACTCGTCGATCTTCTTCGCTTTTCCGTTAACATCAACGGAGCGGGACAGATCCACGATCTCTTGACCGATGTCGATGGTGCGGGATGGAATCGAAGAAGTACCGGCAAGACCGAATCGTTTGAGCATCTTAGTGATGTCAAGTTCCCATACCATTTCACCACGAGCCTCGTTAAAGACACGTTTCGCATAGGCACGGAAATCATGACCCAACATGGTCAGCACTTCTTCCGGCGTGTACGGGCATTCCTCAGACAAGAATACGCCTTGCAGCAAGCGGGACTGGGAAGCGGATTGGTACAGATAATTGGCACGAACCAGCTCACCATCTTCATTTGCAAAGAGGTAGCCATCACGCATCATCTTCTCCTGCTTCACCAGCAGCTCAGCTGTTTCAGCATCGATCTCATCTTCCGGAATCGTCACGTACATATCCACGATATGAACCCAACGCATCAGGGACAAGCGGCGAGTGGATTCTTTCACTTCCTCGCCAATAGTACGGGTAAACACAACCTCGACCGGTGCAGACGCCAGCAGCTCGGACAGCTGATTCTCCTGAATGATTTGATAGCCACTGTTTGCATCAGTGCTTCCAGGATCGGTGTAATTCATGGACGAAACCACGTCATCACCATCAACGGACCATTGCATATTGTGCACGCTCGCTTTTGCCACTTGCACGGATACACGCTTCGGTTTACGGACCACCTTCGGCAGATCAGCATGAGCTGCAACAAAACGCTCAATGTCGTCACGATCAGAAGCAGTCAGGCCGGATATGAGGGCTGGGTCGAACAGTTGGACTGTTACACTCATGCCATCAAGCACGCCGTCAAGAATGCGGTTGATAATGTACTGCGAAGTTCCGAACTTCTGCATCGCCGTTATAATGCCTTGGTTGGTTGCCAACGTATTGTCAGCGGCTACCGGGCGGGCAGCTTTCATGGAATGACTATGCACTTTACGAGCTGCTTTCAGCATGGCTTTGCGGCGCAGCTGAGCATCACGGGCAATCGCATACTCCACGAAATCCAGATCCAAAGCATCAGCAAAAGTAATTGGGCCAAGAACATTTTTGTTAGTAGACATATCGAAATCTCTCCTCGAAATTAGTTTTAGGTTAGTTTGTCGGAGAGGCACGATAGTCACCGCCTCGTTACAGCTCGCCATGAACGGACTACAACTCCTGGGGTGATCAGCCCTTAAACAGGAGAAGATCTGCACTTTTACTGCTTCTCAATGGGTCGGGTGCAGATAGGGCCCGATTGCCATGAGTGGTACGTGCGGAATCAAAGCGGTGGGTCACGCACACCCCACAACCAGGCCCGTTCTCCAATCGATTCGCCGGCACATGAGAGAACACGGCTTGAAGAGCCATGTGCCAGCTAGGCCAACCTGAATACTGCTCCTATGCGGGTTGACCTGCACATAAGAGAGGGGATGCCGGTAGTAGGGGTATATCATTTCACCCTATAACCAGCCGGTCCCAAACCAACCATGGCCAACTAGGCTACGATCGGGAGGGCCAAAGCGACCCAAGCACCAAGGCCCATGTTCCAAAGAACAGCCGTGGTGTTCAACAGCAGCGCACCGCCGCTAACGACGGCCACTGGAGCCAAAGCCCCGGTAACAGCTGCCAATGCTACCCGCTTTGCCATGCCTTTGGATTTGCGGCTGCGAATAAGCTCAGTTGCAGCACCAACGACGGCACCTGCAACAATGGCCGATCCAAATGAAGAAGTGACCGTTGCTGCAACAACAGTGCCTACAACCCCAACAGCAACTGCCCCTTTATAGGAGGTTGCATACTTGGCCGCTGCGGATGGCATCCCCTCATCTTCCATAAAACGAGTCCGCTTAGCTAGTTGCCGAGCGTACTTGGCTGCCGCTTCAGGCATACCTTCTGCTTCTACAAAAGCAGGGCGATGCACGACAGCAGGGGCCATAGGGGAGGGTGCTGGTGTGGAAGGGGCAGCTACAGGGGCAGGGGTTGCAGTAGCAAAGCGACGATATACCTTGCCTGCCTCACGTGCCATGTCTTCCATAATGTTAGCGAGTTTGTTTCTCAGAGATTGTGTCATATTAGGACACCTCCTGGTGTTGTACGGTGACGGCTCGTCAGGCCCATAGGAGCTCCCCCTATGTATTACATAGTCATTACTGGACTCATCAGTAGGGGCCTCACCCCTAGACCCACCCCCTCCCATATGCAGGGTGGGTTTCGTCCTGGGTGCTAGAACTCCTCATCTAGCACCATCTCCCTGATGATGTGCTTATCAACAGGGCCATCGTATTCTTCGTCCTCCAGATCAGAGCCAAGTAGGGGGACGCATGCAATGATGAGAACAACTGCAACGGTAATAACCCATACCATGATTAGTTGCCCCCCTTCAATACAGGGACCATCACATGGGAGCTTGCTTGGATGGCTGCTGTGCCACCATTCTGCCTGCTTGCCATATGTACCAGTGCACGAAGATCCCCACTATAAGATGGGTTATGCTCCTGTACTAGGGTCCATAGGGTATCGCCTTGCATAACAAACACCTGCTTGTAGGTAATCTCCTTATCATTGCGATCATTACCCATTAGGGATAACGATGCGCCTAAGAGAGTACCTGCAGTGATGCATGCAATAGCTAACCTTTTAACATTGGTGATTCTGATCTTCATATGAGTTTCCTCCAGTTCACGCTGGTCGTATCCACCAGTCGTGTCCATTGCTATGGGGGTGGGGCTCCGAACGATTGGCCGAGCCGTCCATAACATACCTACTACCCCGAGCAATTTTTTTTGTGAAAAATGTCCCTATATAGGCGTTTTCTGAAATGGAGGATCCTGTATTTTTTTTTCATAGTTTTATGGGAGCTAATAGGTTTTCCCCAGGTTTACCTTGTAGACGCAAAGGGAATGAATTAAAATAAAAATAAATAGTAGGAGGGATCCGGTTGGCCAGTGAAAAGGAAGTCAAATCATTTAAGGTGACGCCAGAGTTCAAACAGAAACTGAAGGATATAATTTCGGAGTCCGGATTCGGAACGGAAGATCAGTGGCTGGAACATGTCGCCACAGAGTACGAATTGAATCAAATGAAAGAGATTGTGCCGGGGTACAAGAAGATCCTCGACGAGCTGCAATACCATAAGAAACGGGAAGCTGAGATCTTCCTAAGCATCTTGAATACGGAATCAGCAGAACGGTTCAAGCAGCAGCAGGAGTACGAGGGGAAAGCCCAGGCAATGCAGCTGGAGATCACCGGTCTGAACGAGAGGATCCAACTGCTCGTCAGCCAGTATCAGGAGATGGAGAAAATACATAAGGCATTGGGTAAGGAAAAAGAAGGGCTGGAGAAAACGATGCAGCAGGCTGAGCAGCTCCAGGTCAAAAACAATCTGCTGGTCGATGAGTACAAGGAAAAGAACGACACGCTGCTCGGCATGGTGAAGCAGGGTAAAGAAGCGGTAGACCAAAGAGGCCAGTTGCAGCAAGAAGTAGACCGGTTGACCAAGTTGACTGAATCACTTAATCGGAAAATTGAGATGCTGGAAAAACAGCAGGAAAACGATCGGGAGACTTATCACCGGGACATTGAGCGAATCGCCAAGGAGAAAGAGCTGGAGCGGGAGCAGGTCGTGCTGAAGCTCAAAATCGAAATGCAGGAGCGGATTGATAAAGAGAGAGAGGAAGGGCATCGCCGGTTCTTGGAGATGCTAGGCGAGGTGGGTAGACCGAGAAGACAGCAGGATGTGTCTACTGAGCAGAAGGAATAGCGGGAGAATGGGAGTGTGTTCATTTTGGATCCAAAGGAAATGTTTAAGTGGTTCCAAGAGCTAGATGATCTTGACCAAAGGAGTTTTTTCACCTATCTGTCAGGCCGATTAGGAGCAGAGACTTTTGAAAGTTATTTCAAAGAATATTTGAATTTGAAGAATGACGACGCAACAAAATGAGCATACGGCATGAACAAGAAAGAGCGCTGAGAAAATCGGCGCTTTTTTGCTTTAATAAATGGGTATTCAGGTGTATAATGTGGTAGTGTAATGCATTACATCTGGGAAGGTGAGAAACATGGCCTATTTGAATAGCAATGAGCCAGTGAGCAACAATCCCATGTTCTCTGTGGGTTTGCCGTTAGCTGGAATCGGGGTCGCTGCGTTCCTGGGAAGGAAGCAGATTGCCAAGGCCTGGAGTAAAGGGATGGGCTTGAGAAAAGGCGCAGCTCCCGCTCCGACGCAAACAATCCAGCCGAGAGTGAGGTAAGCCGATGGGGCAGGGGAAATTACAAATCACCAGGGATCTACTGGGGCAGATGATTGGGCTCCAAGACGGGATCTCGATCGGAGATATTCGAGTCGATCATTTCAGGGGAATCGTGGAAGTCCAGCTGATCGGGGAAGGGCTGCCGGAGCATTCGGAAGGTTCGATGCTAACCACGTTAGACCCAGGGCAGGTCATCCGACCACGAGATTTCAATCGGGTGAGGTGGACGTAGGCGCATGGAAATGATCGAAGCGTACATGAAGTCGATTTTGCGGGTCGATGATTTCTACGTGCTGTATTACGATGAATCAGAGATGACGTATGAAATGGGCAAGGTTATTAAAGATTTCTGGAATGATATCAATCCAGATAAAAAACTCCTATTCATTCCTAAATCTTTTGAGCTGAAGAAAGCAAGCGCATTTGGATTCGAAACAGCCTCGCATCTACTGCAACATCACAAGCTTGTAGGGCGCATTGGATGGTCCTCGGGGCGATATCTGACGATCGACACAGTTTACGCTAGGCTCGTCGTTAGAAGCTACGACAACCCTAATCTGGAGATCCCATACGAGCTGACGTGCGACGACCTGTTTGCACATGATTGGATCCTGATGTTCACGCCGGAAGAGCTGCAGCAAATGCATGAGCGAGATCGGCAAATAACAACCAGATGGGAGCGATAAGCGGATGAAAGCTGTGGAGGCATTGGATTTTACCTGCATGATGGGGTTCCTGTCTGGGGTATTCAAGATGATCGTCTACATGGTGTATTACCAGTTGCATGGTGATCAGTTCGGCCTGTTTGCGAGCTGCCTTATGATGATCCTATGCAACTGGATTCTGGAGCGGTTCTACGGATATGAGGTCCGGGTACTTCGCAATACCATTCTGCTGGGATATCGAAAAATGAAACGGGGGAAAAAATAGCATGGCACATTGGTTCCGAGGTGGCTGGATGTACGACAACTTTGCAAGAGAGCTCATTTACATAGAGCCGCATGAACGAGAAGAAGGAACGATGTTCGACAGATCCAAAGTGGCGATCGCCATTCCAGGCGAACATTTTCATGAACTGGCCAAGGTAATGGAGGAGCACGGCTTGTTTGTGCCCAAGATGACGCAGGCGACAAGGGATCCGGACCTTAAAATCATTCATCGGCTGATTGATATTATAGAGAAGGATGGCGGGCATCATGAGGAAACTATCATCAAACATGAGCGTATTTAGGCAAAATCAATTCTCAGCAGCAATGAATTTGCCAAAGGCAAGTGTGCATCAGGCGGCGCCAACACCGCCACCAAAGAAGAACTCTCTATGGGGGGATTTGGACGACTTGGATGATTTCGTTCCAGACAACTCCATGCAGAGTCAGTCCGAGAAATTTCTTTCTCATTTTGGAACTTCAGACGGAAGACTTGTCCCTTCTTGGGGTCGTGGGAATAGGGGGCTGAAGCAGTTTCGGTATGCGTTTGAGGGCGATACGTTCTATATCGATATGGTGGAGAACGCCGAAAGAGGCGCATTCCGGAAGCTATGGCCCGAATTGACAAGCTATTTGAAAAATAATGGGATCAAACGAATGAGGCTTGCCGATCACTCTTATGGATCAGACAAAGACGTATGGGGCGGTTACGGGTTCAGCGGGAAAAAGCATGATGAAAGCAGATGGCTGGATTTGTAGGGGTGATTAGATGGAATTGATCGAGTCGTATGTGTGGAAGATCAACGGGGTAAAGCACGTAAAGGACGGCGTATACACGGCGCAGATATATTCGGAGGAACAAGCGCAGCATCTGATGCATTACTGGCGGGCTCAGTACAGCGATCGCACGCTGATCTGCATGCCGCCAGACGAAGGGCTGCAGTATTTCGACCGCTTTGATTTCGGGATCGTCATGCGACTTCTGCCCAACAACTTCCGAGTGACACGCAGTTCTTGGGAGAACGAATACCTGGAGATGCGGCGCAACGGGATCTTCTGCTTAGAAGCGGGAACGGAAGGAGCCTATGAAGAACCGAAAGGCGGACCGTGGCTTCCGAAAATGGAAGACCTGATGGCCACGGACTGGCAAGTGCTGCGGCGAGATAACCAAGCATAGGGGTGATCAGGATGAAAGACGAGGGGAATCTATTGAAGGGCATTACATGGGCCTTCATCATCGAGCTCCTGTTCTTTGTAACTGCCTGCGGGGTCTATCAACTGGTTTGGGGGTGAAGGCCATGTCACTGTGCAGACAATGTGTGCAGCTCTGCTGGCGCAGAACCGAAAGGAGTGACGATTTTTTCTGTTGTCACTTCAAGGAGTCAGTTCAAGAGTTCAAGCAAGAGTGCCCGCATTTTTTTGATCGCAAGGACGCAACGAATCAACTTCCGCAAGAAAAAGCGAGAAAACGTAAGAAAAATAAAGCAATTGAAAAAATTTTGAAGAGCCTTCGGCTCTTATAAGGAACTAGGAGGACTGAGAGCATGAGACCAGTAGCCAATCGAAATTATCGCCACTATAAGGGTGGAATCTATCGGGTCGTCAACACCGGAACCTATACGGAAGATAAGGATCATCCCATGTTGACGGGCCTCAAAATGCTGGGCGTGGGAAAATTTACGGAAGGCAACAACGAGCAGCTGGTCGCTTTCATGGATGAAGCGGGAGATGTCTGGATCACGCCGCCAGAGTCGATCGAAAATTACCGGGCCCTAAAGAAGCTGCGGGACAAGCCGATGGTCGTGTATTTCGACGAGCACAACGACCTCTGGTTCCGGCCACTGTCGATGTGGAATGAAGACGTGGAGTATATGGGCAAGAAACGCCCACGCTACACACTAATGGGGGTGCATGAACGTGGAATTAGTAAACCGGTATTTGGAGGCTCACGTATGGCGTTACCGCAGCGACAACGCATATAGGGTCTGGGATGATTTCATTAACAGCCGGGACCGCCATATGTGTATGATTGGCGGCCGGCGTACCGGGAAGACATGGGCTGCGCTTATCCGGGCGATCCACAACAAGAAAGAAACCGTGTTTGTGTCCTGTAAGGCTGCGTCACTTTCAGGTTCGATTCAGCGAGAGTTTGCGACCGTGACGGAGCATCTGGATATGGAGTACGAGATTCTGTCGAACCGCAGTGGGATTCTGGAGATCTACTGCAACAACAAGACCATCTATTTCCTGGACGAGTATGCTTACCAGCGTCACAGCGGCTTTGATCTATGTCGGGGCAAGGAGGTCATCTTTGAAGAGCCGGAGCACATGCAGTCGATTGTCCGTGAGCTGAACAACGAGGGCGCCCTGCAGCACCTGCTCCTGATCTCGGATGTTGTTATGATCGGTGGGCTCGCAGGACCCGGCAGATCGGCGTTTAAGGGCTTCTATCGCTATTGCCAAAGGAACGACACTCTGGCGAAGCGGATCACGCCGTTTGACCTGCCTTTAGACGAACAGATGCTCAACGAAGTCCAGCGGCAGATGAGCCATGAGCGGTTTATGGTGGAGGTTATGTGCGAATGGAGCGAGAGAGGAGTAGAGCCATATGCATATTCGCCGGCTGTTTAGGAAGGACAATATCAGTCTGATGGTAATCTGGGCAATCGTCTATGCGGTGATGCTGAGTCCTTGGGATTTCATTCAGTTCAAGGCAGTTAGAGACGACGTATCCTATGAATATCAAGAAAAAGAAGCTTTTCAAGGATAATTAAAGAAAAGTATTGTAATGCGTTACACAATATAATATAATAGGTTTCGGCGAGTCATGTTCTATATGGGACTGACATTTGTGCTTGTGGGGGAATGGTTTTGTATGAAGCCGCCCCCATGGAGCACATCCTTTTGGAGGGTTGGCCGAGAGGCTGAAGGCGGCAGACTGTAAATCTGCTCTGAATCAAGTAGGCACGGTGGTTCGAATCCATCACCTTCCACCATGGTGGCATTGGCGAAGCGGTAACGCAGGCGACTGTGGATCGCCCATTCACTGGTTCAAATCCAGTATGCCACATTTTATCGCAGGGTAGAGCAGCCAGGTAGCTCGCCAGACTCATGCTCTGGAGGTCGCCGGTTCAAATCCGGCCCCTGCAACCAATTATGGCACCGTAGCTTAAAGGTAAAGCGCCCTGCGTGGAGCGGGGAGGTTGGCGGGTTCGATTCCTGCTTGGAGCCGCACATATGGGCTTAGTTTAGAGGAAGAACAGCGGTCTCCAAAACCGTTAGCGGTGGTTCGATTCCATCAGCCTGTGCCAATTTTGACTGATAGCTCAGCCGGTAGAGCAACGGACTGTTAATCCGTGGGTCGCAGGTTCGAATCCTGCTCGGTCAGCCAATTATGGGGAATTAGAGGTTCATGTGTGCGTTGCACTGCCCGTCCTGGGGTTGCTCCCGGGGGGATCCGGCCGTTCAACTCGGCGATTTCCCAGGCCTGGATCTTTAGCTCAGTGGTAGAGCGGCCGGCCCTTAACCGGTTCGTCGGAGGTTCGAATCCTTCAGGATCCAATTGAGGAACTGAAAGCTTAGTATGGTGCCAATCGGATTGGAACTGAAAGGCAGGTTTCTCAACATGCGGCGTGTAGCTCAGTGGCAGAGCAGCCCTTTAGAGGGGATGTGTCACCGTGTTCGACTCCGGTCACGCCGCACGTATTATCAAATCGGGCTTGGGTTTCCGAGCCAAACTATCGGGATGTAGCTCAGCTTGGTAGAGCACCTGGTTTGGGACCAGGGGGTCGCATGTTCAAATCGTGTCGTCCCGATAAAGTTATGGTAAGGTTGCCGTGTGTTAGACACTAACAGGGCGAGCTGCCGGGTGCTGCCCATTGGGAGCGGCTCGAACATGAGTCCCCTTGATGCCGGTGGTGGCGACCTTATCAATCTATCTTGGCCTGTTGGTGAAGTTGGTTTGCAACACACCGCCCTTTCACGGCGGCATGCGTGGGTTCGAGCCCCACACAGGTCATTTTCATACCAATATAAGGGGTGGACGAAATGTTAGCAGAAAAGTTTATTGGCGTCGTCAGTATGAAAGTGGAGATGCCGGCCGAGGTCATTAATGCGATGCACGGCGAGGGAGCGGCGGAGGAAGGGATATTCGCCATCGACAAGCTGGAGAGCGATCCAGTAAACTCTTACGACGAGGCGAAAACCTACATCGCTGATCATGTCGAAGCTCCAGGGTTCCTGTATGGTCAGGTGGAGAAGGTGTTCGTGAAGGCAGAGCCAACCGATGGCAACTAATCGGTGGGATGCATTCCAAACCTTTGTGATTGCCGCAGCCGTGGTCGCCGTTGTTCTGATCGTGTTCGGTACCTTTGTTAAAGGATGCGAACAGGTCGAAATGACGAAGCGCAAGCAGGTGGATTTGCAAATCGAGCAGGTTAAAAACAATTACCATTACGAACGGTCTCAGACCACTACGGTCGGGCCGTCGCAAAAATAATGGGCGCCTGAAGAGGATAAAGTCGGTCGCCGGCCACCAATAAACAGAATGTCCCCGAGAAATCGGGGATTTTCTTATTTGCCGAAAATCTCCCATTGTCCAGAATGTCTATAATGTCATTTCTGTCATCAAAATAGGGGTTGTCAGAACATATGTTCTCATATAGAATGAGAACAAAGGTTCGCACGATGGATAAAATAACTGGTTGCTTTTTGTGGTGTAATGCATTACAATGTTATTAGTCACTGATCGAACCTTGTTCAATATCCCCTATCAGATCGAATCAGAAACAGCGGGCGGCACACCCGCTGTTTCTCTGTATCTAGGACTATTTACATGGAAAATAGTTCTTGTTTTCTGACTATGGACATGCTATTATTGTGGTACAGTGTCGGACAAAGTTAAAAATGTCCGACAAAAACAGATGGGAGATGAACGATTGCATGGCGAAGGCAAAAGAGCAAGTAGTCGAGTCGAAGTTTAAGGTAACCAGTGCAATTCTTTGCCCGATTGATAACGGGTTCGGGTGGAACAAATACTTATCCAGTATCATGGGAGACTTTGCGTTTCCGAGCATCGTTGCCGAAGGCGGCCATACGACAAAGACGTTCCGAATCCCTGGCATTGATCGGACGAAGATGGTCGTAACGACAGACGACGGTACATATACAGTGGGTGACTTAGCCCGCAACAAAATGACAGGTACAATCTCCAATCGGACGGTTGAGCGGGATCGGGCGAACGATCCGGAAAGCAGAACTCTATTCAGAACGAATATCTCCCTGAACACGCCGGACGAAGAAGGCGAGTACAACGTGATCGTGCAAACGGGTCTGCCCAATGCCGACTATTCCAAGCAGATCAAGGAAAACTTGGAGGAGTTTCTGAAGCAGCCGTTTGAAATCAGCTTCGACCTGGGCGGTGGCCGATCCATCTCAAAGAAGATCAAAGTGGAGCGGGTCGAGATCCTACGCCAACCAGAGGGAACGATCGTGCATCGGACGATGCGGTTTAATCCGAAATTCAAGGAAGACGGCGAGTTGTTTATCCCAGTCGAAGGCGCAGCACAGTATGTCGGGGTAATCGATGTCGGCCAAGAAACATCGGACTACTGCATCTTTGACGGTGCTTACCTGACGGACGAGGATCGGACCTGCAAATCGGCGATCGCCACGAACGCTGTATACGACAAGCTTCGCACAAGCCTGGCAAAACGATTTGCGGCAGAAGGCTACAGTAACTTCTCAGCAACCGATACGGATCTGGATATCATCACTCGGACCGGCAGTTTCCGCTATGCACAGGAGGATCACGATTGCTCTGCCGAGCTGGCCGAAGCCGTCAAAGAAGTCGCCGAGGTCATCGTCAGCGACGTAGCCCGATCCTGGGGCAATGAGGCTAACCGTCTGGAGGAGATCCTGATCACCGGTGGCGGTGCCGAAATCTTCTACGATGCGCTGGTAGAAGCCTTCGAAGCCCGAAAGGTTCGTGGGCTGGTCAAAGTGGATATGAGCCAGTACAGCAACGTGATGGGCTACTACATCCGGGCCGTCATGTCGATGCTGGACGAAGGATATGATCCGCAGCTGCTGTTTGAAAACTACGCAAAACCATACCTTGAGATGATGGGTGAGAACGATGAGGCTTGAAGCTAGGGTGCGAAAAGGAGATGCGGATACGGTGCTTCGAGAGCACTTTGAGCCGATCCCTGATGGCGACCGTTCGCACGAAGTACGTCGTCTGCTTAAAATTGCGATAGAATACGAGAATAATCAAAAGAAATTGAATAATTTAGGTAAAGATTCGAGCCAGCAGCCCCATTGATCGGGGGCTGCTTTTTTTGTTGCCTGCAGAGCGAGTTTTAGTTGAATAAAGGGTACGGTGTACAATTAAAGAGCAGGGGTCTAGGCACCGCCCTAACTAACACCGATTGGGATATCAGGGGGTGAGGGTGCCGACCCCTATTCTTTATTTTAGGGGGATGACAAGGATGAGTACGGGACCCAAGACAGAAGCGGGGAAGCTGACTGTATCTCAAAACCTGAGCCCTACCGCATGGACTTTGAATCCTGATGCCGTAGCGGCTATTGATGTGGCCAAGCGGATGCGAAATACAAAGCACGGCCTATATGCCAGTGTGCCAATCATTTGCAAAGGCCAGGCCTGCCCCTATCGGGAGAACTGTTTCCTATACAAAGCGGATATGGCTCCAACGGAAGAGAAATGCCCGATCGAGATTGCAGCCATTGAGGATCTCTACGATCGCTACTGCGTGCATTTTAAGATAAATCCAGACGACCCTCGTAACATGGTCGATCTTATTATGATCCGTGAGCTGGTCGATATTGGCGTCACCATGCTGCGGTGCGACAACAAGATGGCGATCGATGCGGATTTTATTATTCAGAACACCATCGGCATGACCGAGGATTCGGAGCCGATCACCAAATCCGAACTCCATCCGGTTGTTGAGTATAAGGAAAAACTGCGGCAGAGCCTGTTTAAGACGATGCAGCTCATGAACTCGACCCGTAAGGACAAAGAGGGCACGAAGATTACTGTCGAGATCGATCCGTCCGAACGGGCAGCGCAGATGCTCAAGCTCAAGCAGGATATGGTCATATTGGATGAGCAAGAAGACGAGCAAGAAAAAGCCTATTACGAACGCATGAGGGGGACCGCAACGGTCATCGACGTGAAGCCGATTGGGTTCGAGGAAGGGGAGGAATCTCATGGCTAGTGTCAAGTTTCAAGGCTGGTTCCACAAGACCGGAGAGCGCCGGATGGATAACCTGTGGACCGGATATGAGGCCGGCAGGAACACGAAGCGGGTCGGAATGGGCATCATGGGCGGCATGGCCGGATACTCCTTGGTTAGCCAAGCGAACGAGTATCACCATGATCTGGCTCATGTATATGCCAATGACGACCGTGGGATCCAGTCTCTGCCGTCCACGCAGGCCGACGGTCGAGGATACTGGGCTCATAATGGCGGCGAGCCAGCCCTCGGAGCTACCGGGGATTTGGTCTTTGCTCTCCATAATCTGAGGCACGGGGGAGGCGGAGCGTAATGCACACAGTCCCCTATCAAGCAACGCATCAGCAGAACAGTCCTGCCGGAAGAAAGACGGTCGGTCAGCATGCCAAATCCGCCTGGAAGAACTCCGGCGGGGTTATGGGCGTCGGCTTCACTGGGTTCGACTTCTACAGCCGGGTAAAAGACGGCGAGAGTCTCCTGCCCGCCGCAGGAAAAGCGCTGGCGACCAATGCTTTCTGGTCCATGATGCCAGGAGGATGGGCAGCCATGCTTGGATTGGCGGCCGTTCAGATGGCACCTGCAGCGATGGATGCCATTGATTCGGCAGCCTCCGGCTTGGGACAGAAATCCCAGGCGTTTGGCGGCGGGTTTACCCAGAATGAGACCCAAGAGTGGATGAAGACTGAAGGAATCACGAACATGACCAATGCTCGGCAAAGCGCCGCTGCCGTGATGGCCAATCATGCTCGTGGGGCCAGAAAGCTCTATTAATGAACAAGGGAGGGAAAGGCCATGAATCAGCCATATCAACGAGTTACCAGCGATAGCGTATTTGATGGCGCAGCATTTGGAGCTGCAGTCGGTGCAGGTGGCGTTGGTGCAGCGCATTACTTCACCAATCGAGCAGCTCAAAGGTCGCTTGAAAATGCGAGAATGCGGAAGCCTAGCGCCGCCGCAGTTGCACCTGCCGGGCTTCCAACTGGACCCGCCGTAGCGACTGCAGCCGCATCCTTGTCTCCGGGCACGCCAAGAGGAAGACGAACAGGCGGTTCGGTGGCTACGCCGAACGTCATGTACGGTACGCCGCCAGCTGCGCTTCCGGCGGGTCGGGTAAGAGGAAACGCCAACACGGCAAACACGTCAGGTGTCATCAATATGGGCAGTGGAGGCTCTTTCGGTAGAGACAATATTTTGCCTGTGGCGGGTAATGGTGCTCCTCCAGCTGTGGTGGGTGGCGGTCCGGCTGCCGCTGCAGGAGCTGCGGGTGCAGGTCACGTCGGCAATGGCCATAACGTCATCGACCCGCCGAAGGATATGAGTGCCTTGAGGCGTCAATCCAGATTTTTCGGCAGCGGGCGTGCAAGAGCGCTCAGCTATGGAGCGGGTATTCTCGGTATGGGGCTCGTCGGCGCTGCAATCGACGGTGCCAACCGATCCTAGTAGGTGATCGCTATGATGCAGAGCAATCAGCCCTACCAAAAAGCCGATGACTGGTCCTATCAATGGGATAAATCCTTGAAAGCCATCGGATTCGGGGTCGTTCAAGGTACGGTTCAAGAAGTCGCTGCTACTGCGCTTGGCGAAGGAAGGCTGGCAAACTGGCAGTTCCGTAAAGGCGACATCCAATCTGATAATCGACTTGTAAGACACTTCATCAAGGATGGAAACGTAAGCCGGGCGGTTCGTGACAACATGCTCTATCAGAACAAAAACTGGGGCGACAACCTGCAGGAGTGGGGCATGAAGGCTGACAGTCGTGCAGTGAAAGTCGCTAAACACTTACCGGATATCGGGCTGAAAACCAATTTGGGGCGTGTCTTGAACTACGGAACTGCGATTACCGGCGGGATGCTCGCCGGGTTTATGCAGGATTAAGGCAGGTGGAATAAATGACGATCGATTTGAGCGAATTTCTACCTGATAATGACCACGAGCTGGTCACAGAGCGAATTACCGATGAACAGATGGACGAAATGGAGCGGGAGATCCGATCCGACCCCATCAAATGGGCGCTATGGAAGCTGAAAGACCCCAAGGGTAATCAGTGGAAGGCCCGGTGGTATCAGCGGAAATTGATCCGGGATATCATGAAGGGCGCTCGCCGACTGGCTGTCCGTATGGGTCGCCGGGTCGGTAAAACCGAAACAATGGTTATCTTCTGTTTGTGGTATGCCTTTCATCATAAAAATGCACGTTTGATCATAGCGGCGCCTTACGAAAACCAAATTCGCTTGATCTTCATGCGGATCAACGAGATGATCAACGATTGCGAGGAGCTGTCAGATGCGGTTGTCTCGAACACGAAGAATCCGTTCATGATTTCGTTCGGAAATGGCTCTACGATCATGGGCTTCACCGTCGGCGCCACGCAAGGGCAAGCCGGTGCCTCCATCCGGGGGCAGCGGGCCGACTGGATCTTCATGGACGAGATTGACTATATGGACCGGGGTGGTATTGACGCCACAACTGCCATTGCTATGGAAGATCCGAACCGGATCGGTATCTGGTGTTCTTCGACGCCAACCGGGAAGCGGGACTTCTTTTACGAAGTTTGCACGAATCCTCATACCGGTTACCACGCCTACCACTTCCCGTCGATGGTTAACCCGGACTGGGATGAGCGATTAGAGGGCGAGCTGCGGGCGACTATGACCGAACAGGCCTACATCCATGAGGTCATGGCAGAGTTTGGAGAAGAAACCGTCGGAGTATTCAGCAAAGCGGCGGTTGAGCGAGCAAAATCACAATATCTGTATGCGTATCGTGAGCTGAACGTCTGGGAGCGGGAGCAGTACAAGAAGCTAGGCATGGCCGTGGATGACATCGTTTATTTCGGCCCGTATACTAAGACTAGGCCCGCATCGAGAGCAATCCGCATCGGCGGCGTGGACTGGGATAAGTACGCAAATGCCACACAGATTGTCATCTCCGAGTTCGACGAGCTCCATAAAAAGTTCCGAGTGACGGCACGTCATGAAATTCCAAGAGGTGATTTCACCTATGACAATGCCGTTCAAACGATTATCGAGCTTAACGAGATCTATGATCCAAAGTTCTGGTATATCGATGCCGGACACGGCGAGTATCAGATCGAGATGCTCCACAAATACGGCCTGGAGAATCCGGAGTCGGGCCTCTTGAAAAAAGTGAAGCGGGTCCACTTCTCCAATATGATCGAGATCCGAGATCCGGGTACTCGTGAAGTGGAGAAGAAAGACGCCAAAAACTTCATGATCAATCAGACTTCCATTCTGCTCGATCGGGATCAGATCATTCTCTCCCCATTCGACGACATGATCTGGAAGCAAATGATGGATTATCAAGTTGTGCGGATCTCCCAGAACGGAAAGCCGATCTACACCAGCGAAAACGAACATGCTTTGGACGCTTTTATGCTGACCATCATGGGCTTTACGCTGGAGTTTCCGGATATCACGAAGATTCTTGAAGAAATCAGGGTAGCTCGAAAGGCATTACCACTAAAACATAATGGGAATCAAAAGCTGGCCGAGAAAGTGTTTGGCGGCAGCCGAGATGTGTACACCCCGGTGAAGCGAGACACCAGGGAAGCGAAGGACAATCCGAATTGGCACTGGAACAGCGTGCCGCTCGGGTATTCCAAGCAGAAATCAGCGAGCCCATGGGGCCGTGGCAGTACGAGCGCTAAGCCGATGAGAAGACCGGGATTTTGATGGTTTGGGAATGCCCCGAAGTAATGCGTTGTCCCTCTTGGCATCCCCCTGAGAGGTGGAAGGGCAACAAAATATCCCCTGTCCCCTTTTCTTTGGCTAGGCTTATCTCTTTCCCTGGGGCGGCGGAGCAATCCGTCGCCTTACATATTTTCTGGATAGGTGATGATGATCATGGATTTGGATGAGCTGTATGGAAAGCCGGGGATCGACACCCCTTATGAACGAGAAAAAATCACATATCGCCCCCATGTGGCCATGTCGGATCAGGACCGATTCTACCGGATCCACCCTTCCACGATTCTTCGCATTGAGCGCTCCAAGGATTTCACCATTTCACGCAGCCTGATCGACTACGATGCGCTGGCCAAAGAGATTGAGGAGCTGATGGGCGTCATCAAAGAACGGCACAAAGGCGCCGATCTCAATCAATACCAGGAATCCCTTAAAAACGGAGCCCATAAAGAAGTGATCGCATGGGAAGACAAATTCAGCGGCCACCGGGGGACGCCGGACATTGAGATTTACACGATGCTGGCCCGCATGAAAGCTTCTGTGGAATCCAGACGGGATTTCCTGGATCTGCACTACCGCAACCAAATCACAAGCGACAGACATGTCGATCAGGTTAAGCAGCGAGAGGAGCAGTCGATTGACGAATGGATCCAGATGGAGATCAAGTTTCAGGAGATCGAAGAGCAGATCCATGCAATGTATCAAGATCATGGCCATGATGAGCTTTACGAGGAAGACAGTATGAGGACGCAGATTGCCGCCCTGGAAGCAGAGTTGATGAGCCAAGATGCAGCGAAGAAGGCGAGAAGCACGTTCCATACGACGCTGGCCGACACCTCGTATGTGCATCGCAACCGCTACTTGATGTTTAAGCAAGTGCTGGAGAAAGCGAAGCAGCTGGTCCGCACGCCGCAGTTGATCTTGGGTGACGGGGTGGAGGAGCTGCTCACGAGGCTGGCCACGCTCCCGGACCGACCGGGCGCCAAGAGCCACCTGATCCTTTCCTTCCGGGAGATCAAGAACAACCATACACAGCTAAAAGGTCAGTTCATGATGATCGACGACCAAAAGGAAGAGTTCATTTCGAAGCAGCAGTGGTTCTTTCAGCAGCTTCAAGTCAAATCCAACCAGACTCTGCAGGACTGGCTATACAATCAGGACGAGAATGGAGCCAGCGCCTTTCAATCATTCGCCGGCTTGATCGTCGGTTCCATGAAAACGACGGGTGAAAAATATCAGGGAAGCAATGCGGAAATCCTCAGATTTTACCAGCATGAGGCGGTTTTTTATGACGACCAGATGGGGCTAATTCAAAAAAAAGAGGAATTGCGTAGATTTCTTAAAATATTAGAGGATTTGGAAGAGGCGGGTGTTGTCACCGTGGAATGGGCTCAAGATTATCTAAAGGCACAAGGCTATCACAGTTAGTGGAGTGTGTAATGCATTACGAACTTCATGTATAATTGAGAATATATGAAGCCAATTTGCGGTAAAAGGGGAGGTGTAATTCTTTGGCAAAGCTATTCAAACGTGCAATGGAGCGAATGGGCCTCAAGAATGCACCAACTCCTACCGGCGGCAGTGGATCCGGAGGCGGCGGAGCAGCGATTAATCGTGATCCGAAGGCCATCCAGGTGAAGCGCATTGGCTACCAGTTGCGGAACGGACCTGGGGGCGGCGGCCGGGATAGCTTTGAAAACCCGAAAGCCGACCTTACCCTGATCGCTACGGCTATTGAACGGGACTCCTACCTGACACAAGCCGTCATGAGGTACAGGGAACTGATTTATAAATCCGGCTATCACTTCAAGGGCAAGAACGAGCAGGCACTGGATTACCTGCGAATGCGCCTTGAGATGATGGCCATCGCCACGCAAGTCCCGACAGAAGAGCTCTTTCAGGGGATCGGCGATGATATCGTGCGATACGCCAACTGCTTTATCGTCAAAGCGAGAGCGAAAGGCGGGAAAGGGCTGATGCCCGGTATTCCAGCCATTGCAGTGCCTCCGGCTAAAGATCCGGTTGCCGGATACTTCCGACTTCCGCCGCAGACGATTACGATCGCACGGGATACCAATGGGAATGTGGTCAAGTACAAGCAGGAGATTCAGGGCGGCGACAAACCGATTGAGTTCAACCCGCAGGATATGATCCACATTGCCGTAAATAGGCCGGCCGGCGAAGCCTTCGGAGCACCGTGGGCAGCACCGATGATCGAAGACATTCGGCTTCTGCGGAAGGTGGAGGAGAATGCAGCGCTATTGCTGTATCGTCACATCTTCCCACTCCTAGCCTACACGGTCGGGCTGGATAAGCCGGGATTCGAAGCGACGGACGAAGAGCTGGAAAGTTTGCGGGCTGTCATTGCGGATATGCCGACTGACGGCGCCATCGTGCTGCCAGAGCGACACAAGATCGATGCAGTGAACATTCAGACAATGGACGTGCGGCCGCTGATGGACTACTTCGAAAATCGGGTGTTCACCGGCATGGGTATGAGTGCTGTCGATATGGGGCGGGGCGATACCGCTAACCGCAATACGGCAGATGCCATGGGCGGCATGAAAGCCGATCGGGTTAAGGGCTGGCAGCAGCAGATCCAGGTCCAGATTGACCGGTTCATCCTGGAAGAAATCCTGCTGGAAGGTGGGTTTGACTCGCTCCAGAATCCGGATTTCAACGTCGATTTCGTCTTCAACGAGATCGAACAGGAGATGCGGATCAAGATGGATACGCATGAGATCTTCAAATTCGAGCATAACGCTCAGACGTTCGAAGAGATGCGTAAGAATCTGGGATCGGAGCCGGTTGTGGATGAGAGCCGCTTGTATTACCAGATGATCGGGATGCAGCAGGCCGAACACCAAGCCGCCTTGGATCAGGAGACAGCAAACAAGCAGCAGCCGGCTAATCAGCATGGCGCCCGCTCCGGTCCGAAGAAGTCCACCGAATGGTCTTACTCGGAGCAGTATTACCAGGAGAAATACCCAGCTGTCGGGTTGTTCAGGTATACAGGTCCGATTCGAGAACGAAAGGCCGCACAAAACTGGGATATCGATCTTCAAGAGTCGGTATTTAAGCGATATCCGGTTGAGCGGGTTGACGAGCTGAAGCGCAGCGTCGATGTCATCTACCTTGACATTGAGGCTGACGTGATGGCCGAGATGCAGCGCATGCAAGAGCGCAAAGTGTTCCCGATCGTGAGCTCGAAAGAGTCTCTCTTGTCCTCGATTTACTTCGGGAAAGACAAGATGGTGCAGCAGGTTCAGAAGGTGGCCGGTCATGCGGTAGGCGAAGGCATCAAGGGAGCCATGAAAGATGCTAAGCGAGGCCGCAACGCCGCTATTGATTTGTCCATGGCGCTGCGGGTTGTTTCCGAATCAGCCAAGCAGTCGTTCGATACAACCGAAAAGCTGCTGCACAGCATGCTTGCTGAGAAGCTAGACGGTCTGGACGATGCGGTGGAAGCGGTACTTCGAGTCAAAGGTGTGTTCCAATCCTTGCGTTATCGTAATGCATTGCTCTGTCGGACGATTATCGCCAAAGCATACAACTACGGTTATGTGTTGGCCATGGCCAAATACGGTGAGTTGGAAATCTACGCCGAATATACCGAAGGATCGTGTCCGACCTGCTTGGAGAAATCGCAGATTCCTATCAACCTGAGTCACCTGTCATCCTTGGATGAAATGACTATATATGATCATATTCCGCCTTGGCATCCGAATTGCGATTGCCCACTGACACTCGGTAAGGGAGGTGAATCGAAATGAGGTACACGCTCACAGAGCACCAATCCAAACGTCTTTTTCCGAAAGACGGGATTGATGAGAGACTCGGCATTACAGCCAAAGTCCATCATGAATCCGCCAAAATTTTGAATGAGTCTGCCCAAGGCAAGAAGCGCAAGCTGATTGTTCAAATGGAGGCCATTCACGTAGGGCGCACCGCCAACTACACTTACTATACGAAAGAGGGATTGCAGGGAGGGCTAGAGAGCTGGACAACTCCTCGACCAAAGCCTGTACTCACTCACCACAACCAGTATAGCGGCGAACCGATCGGCAGGATCTTGAAAGCCGAGTTTCACGATGTGACGCAATCCGGAAAGCCCGGCTTGATGTTTACAGTGGAAATCACGGATCCGGATGCGATTGAGAAAGTGCTGGATGGACGTTACCAGACCGTATCAATTGGGGCAAGTACGGATAAGGTGACGTGCAACATCTGCGGCACCAACCGCATTGACGAATGGTGCGAGCACTACCCTGGCGAGAAATACGACGAGCAGACGGCCCACTTTATCATTGGGAATACGTTCGGCCGTGAAGTCAGTTATGTGAACGTGCCAGCCGACGAGTTTGCTGGAAACACATCGGTCACGGTGGTAGAAGGCGAAGAAGGCGGCACCAAAGAGTCCATTAACATGGACATCATCCAAATTGCCGAAGGATTGTATCAGAGTGCGAGCAATCCGCAGGTAAATCTGTACGAGTCTGCGGGTCAAGATGTGCGAGCGGCGCTCGACAAGCTCTTGGCCTTTGAAGAAGGGAGCATTAGACCGATGAAGGACGAACCTGAGCCTGAAAACAATCAAATTCCAAACCCAGCTGCGCCGACGGAAGGGCAGCCGCCAGCAACACCGCCTGTAGCCGATCCGAATCCTCCAGCAGCTACGCCAACTGAAGGGCAACCGCCGGCAACACCTCCTGCTGCTGATCCGACGCCTACGCCTGCCGAAGGCAATCCGGCACCTGAACCTACGCCAGTTCCTGGAGCTCCAGTTCAAGAAAGCGTTGCTGACTTGAAGGGACGCATTACAACCTTGGAAGCATCGGTCGTCAATCTGACGACGGAATATACTCGGTTGAAAGGCGAGATGCAAACCAAGGAAGGCGAGTACCAAGCGGTACTTCAAGAAAACGCCAATCTGCAGGCCAAGATTCACCGGAGCTTGGCGGAAAAAGTCGTTGATCTGAAGCGCTCCTTGAACAAGCCCGATGTGGTGGGTGTCGATCGTGAAGAAGCGATCAATGCACACGTCAGCCGCACGAAGGAATCGCTGGAGAACTCGGTCAACGATCTGCTTGCCGAAATGAAGCAAGTGCGTCCTGAGCCGGGCAGCGTCACCAATCCGGGTGCAGGCGCTCCTGATGGATCGACAGCAGAAGGCGACAACAAGAAACTGACCATGGCAGACGGAATCAATATGATTTCTGAGATGTTTGGCGGCGGCAACAAGAGAAAAGGCAGACGGTAATACCCTACACCAAATAAAGGAGTGAGCTCACAATGGCAATGTTTAAAGGTGTCTCGAACCCGATTCGTGACCAAAAAGACCAATACTTCCGCTCCAATTCCAAATTGCAAGCGGGCACGCATGATAGCCCGGGTGAAAAGTTCCTGATCGACCCTCGTTTGAAGCGGTTGTTCCGCTACCACTTCGGCGGCGATGGGTATGTGGTAATCCCGAAAGGCCGTGTGGTAGCGCCGGCTACTGATGACGGCGGCCTGTTCCGCAACGGGATGATCAAAGACTTTGACACCAATCAATGGACGCCGGTCTTGACGCTGGCAAACGGCGGTAAAGATGTCACCGAAGACAGCAAAACCGGAGGCCAACACACTCGTAAGGCTAACCGCCCGATCGGCGTAGCTTACGGCAACCTGTACGAACAATTCGTTGACGGTTTCAACGGCATGCAGCCAACAATCGAAAACGAAATCTACATCGAGCTGCCGTACATTCCGGCTAAAGCAGACGCTGAAGAAATGGAATGGGGCTCCTTCTACGATGCAGACATCACCCGCCCGGCTCAACCCGGCGACTACGTAATGTCTGATGCAAACGGTCGTGTGATCAAAGCCGACTTTGATAAAGTCCGCACTGCAATCGCTGCTGCTGCCGATCTGGCCGAGTTGAAAGTGGCTTTGGCTGAAGAATCCCGCCTGCGTGAGCAAGCGATCGGCCAAATCTGGGCTGTCGAAACGCCAATTAAAGACGGTTCGGCGCCGCAAGGCTGGCTGCAATGGGTTATGTGGAGCCAAGAGTCCGAGCGTGAGGATGACAAGTTCATCAACAACAGCGGATTCCGTCCAGAGGACATCGGCGCTCAAGATGGGTTCCCTGGATACCCGTATGAGAAGACCTACATGAACATGGACCGTGACAAGTACAAGCCGAAGGGCATCCCGGGCTTGACGAACGGCGCTAACATCGAGCTGACGTTTACGGATGAAGTGATCGGTTATGTTCAGCCGGGTCAAAGCGGCCGTCACGACTTCCGCTTGCAGCGTTTGCCGGCAGTTGCCGGATCCGTCGTCGTGAAAGCAGGAAACAGCGTGATCACGCCGGACTACGTGAACCCTGAGCTTGGCTTGGTGGTTGTCACGGTAGATAACAGTGCTGGTACGTCTCCTGTCGCTATCACAGCTACGTATAAAGCAACTGGTCAGCTGCCAGGTGTACCAACTGGCTGGGATTTCAAAGGCTCCATCGGCGCCGTAAGAATCCTGCTTCAAAAATAATCCAAAGCTCACAAAGGAGGGCAAACGACAATGTTTAACGTAAACGAAATGGCACTTTCCGAAACGTCTTTGGACGTGTTGAAGCGCATGAAGCGTCAGTTGGACCTGAGTGAAGACTGGACGCAAATCCCGAAAGGTGAGCTGGTTACGGTTAAAGAAGCCCTGACCACTCAAGATGCCAGCATCCTCATCCCTCGTGTTGTGACGGGCATGATGAGAGAAGCTTCCGAGCCGCTGATGATCGGTACGAACTTGCTGCAAACGGTTCGTTTGACTGAAGGTCGCTCCATCGAGTTCCCGTCGATCGGCGCAATGCGTGCGCACGATATCGGTGAGAGCCAATCCTACCTCGAAGAAACTGTGGACTTCCAACTCCACCGTACTCAAGAGGTGAAGGTTGGTAAGTCCGGTATGGTCGTTCGTGTCACCGACGAAATGATCAATGACTCCCAGTGGGACGTTATCGGGATCCTGGTGCGCAAAGCCGGCGAAGCGATGGCCCGCCTGAAAGAAGAAAAGGCGTTCATCCAGTTCTCCAAGCACGGCCATGTTGTATTCGACAACGACATCCGCACGAAGTATCCGGATGCAGGTACGAACGGTTACGACGAGATGGGCAACCTGAACAACACGATGAGCACCGAAGACTTGATCGACATGTTCATCGCTGTTATGGGCAATGGCTTCACGCCATCTGACATCTTGATGCACCCGCTCACCTGGTCTGTATTCTTCAAGAACGACATCATGCAGTCCCTGACGCATGCGGCGCTAGGCGGCAGCCAGATCACGAACCTGCAGATCAGCCCTGAGCAAGTATCCGGCCGGATTCCGTTCGCCGTGAACATCAACTTCACGCCGTTCGCACCGTTCAACTACGAGACGAAGAAATTCGACATGTACGTGGTTGACAAGTCCAATATCGGTATCTTGCTGGTCAAAGATCCGCTCTCCACAGAGCAGTTCGACGATCCGATGCGTGATATCCAAACGATCAAAGTCAAAGAGCGTTATGGTATCGGCGTGTTGAACGAAGGTAAAGCCGTAGCGGTAGCCCGCAATCTGTCCTTCGAGAAAACATGGCCAGCTCCGGAGCGTATGCGCATCGTTTCTTAATTTTAAACAACTAAATCGGGAGGGATCGTAAATGGCAACGATTAAAATTGGCCTAGCGCCAAAGAAATCTAGCTTCTACGATCCCCTCACCAACACCTACCTTACGCTGGAGAAGCCTGTGGCACCAATCAATTTCGACGACAATACGGATCTGTCCAAGATCACGCATGCCGTCTGCTGCCAGCCTCCAGCTTTGGTGTTGTATGAGGGGAATATTCCACAGCCATTCATCGATGCGTGGAAGGATAAATTCGGCAACTGGTTCAGCGGGAAAGAACAAACCCGCAAGAAAATTGACGGTGGCGTGGAAACGTATAAGCCGATTCTGGCGCACGATCGTGCAGATGCGGTCAATGCGAAGTCTGCTGATGTCGTGACGGCGTCGGTGGGCGAAGCGGATCTGTTCTCCGCTGCAGCTGACGATGAGGCGCTCAAGGCTGCTGCAGCACAGGCAGAAGCGGATGCCAAAGCTGCTGAAGATGCCAAAGCTGCTGAAGAAGCCAAAGCTGCTGAAGAGGCAGAGAGAGCTTCCGCTGCAGATGCGGATGCTGCTGCGAAGGGCAAAGGAAAGAACAAATAACGACAGGGAAGGCAGGGATCGCTGATGATGGAACCTAACAGCTCCAACCAGGCACAGCCTTCCCCTGTCAGCTTCAAAGAGCGCTCCAATGATCGGGTCTTCAAGCACATCACATTTCCAGGTGAATCGGGCCTCTATCGGGTGAAAGCGCTGAATGCAGACTCCAATGTGATCTCCGAGATCAAGCAGAAGACGCTGAATACGGGGATCCTGGTGGAGAGCGTGGATGGAGAAAAATACAGGGTCAAGGCCGTGCTTTCTCAGCCGGACTTCGGCGTCACGGAGTCGCACTGGCTCACCCTGAACCACCACGAGTATAGCGGCGTTCAGCCTCACAACCAGTACCGGGCTCGTGGCATCTCCAAGGAGTCGTGGAAAAGCAACTGGGTTTACTCCGAAGCTCGGGATGACATGAACCAGCTCATCATCTATGAGATGCTGTACGATCTGCTGAACATTCTCGATCGAATCGAGGATGACAAATTCGAGCTATTCCTCAGCGCATTTGTAGAAGATGCCTACAAAGCACTCGAACTCGAAGAAAAGCTCCAGTATGCATATACCTACGATCTCTATGAAACACATGAACATCACCTGCGGGAAGAAGCTCGTCCGTTGGGCAAAGCGACATTCCGCTATTCAGAAGAAATGGGTGCCCAGCCTTTGGAGAGAGCGGTCGGTCAGGCTAGCCCAAGGGCCGAACAATTGGAGAAGCTGACAGCTGAGGTCCGTAGTTCGTTCTCGTTTATCTCCAAGGAGCTGCGCACAGCGTTCAAGGAAGAGTTCATGATCTCCAAGAAAGAGTTCTCCGAGCTGCTGCGTGTGTACCGGGCGTATGATAAGTTCACCCAGAACCCTGGCAGCATGGTAACGATCGTCATGGAGGTGTTCCTGGAGGAGTACCTTGAAAAGATCGTGAAGGCCTCGAAAATTGAAATGCTCTTAGAAAATGACGAAAATAAGGCGCTTTGGTTGGAAAGCGAATACGATTTCGATATAAAATCAGAGCTCATCACGTATGCGTACTCCCTAATGCCAACGGACAGCTTTGTTTTACTGGCAAACAGTACGGTAAAATTAATCTCAGAGCCTGTCATGAGTGAAGAAATGGATTACGGCATGGCCGTGTCAGTTCAAGAAGCGCTTAGGGTTCTGTCCTCGCACATACAAGAGGTTTTGGATGTCGGCATCTCAGAAGACCTTTACCTGTTTATGCGGCTCATGCTTCAAGAAGCATACATGCCGTATATTATCATGGAAAGCCGGATGACTGAAATCACGACCGAAACGAGCGATTCCACTGATTTGGATATCCAAGGTCGCTCGATCAAGTACGACCTTTACGATGAAGGTCAAGTCAACCACTACAGCTTCCTACACGACATCATCAGCACACTTTTTGAGTTCGATCTGCTCCAAAACCAAGTGCAAATCGATCTTGCCGAGAAGTTCCTGGATCATGTTGTGGATCGGCAGCGAATGGATGTAAGCTACTTTTTCGAAGAGAGCCTCGACATGCTTTCACGGATGGGAGAGCGATTCTCCAATAGGTTCAAGGCACTGTTCTTGAATGACGAACGCATGGTATTACACAAGGATGAAACGGTTCTTTATGATCCGAAGCGGGATGCTCAGAAGCAGGAGAACGTTCATACAGCTTTTGCAGACGGTGTGCAGCAAGATCTGGACAAGTCGAGGGGCTTCTCCGAGCAAACGGCAGCCTATCTGGCCGACTATTTTCAGAAGTCGCTCAGCATCAAGCAGATAGCGCATGACCACATGACCGTGGATTTGGTCGATAATCTTGAGTTATATGCTCCGAAGGTCCAGCATGCCGAGCTTCTGTCCGCAGATTTGGAGGATCGAACTAAGATTCGAGCCACCATCCGCAGAGGCATTCAAGAATACTACCGGACCATCAATGAAAGCAATACGGAGTTACTGTATAAAATGCGAATCCTCGACAATGGACACATGGCCATCATGCATCTTAAACGGGAAATCGAGCTCGAAACCAGCTTGGCTGACCTCTTCGAAATGAAGGGTAGAGATCGGGTTCTGTATGCTCTGGGCGAGATGTCGGATGACGGCTGGCCGATCGGAATTTTCATTTTGGGAACCAACACTCTAAAGGGTTAGGAGTTGAACACACGATGAACAACAATCTTTTTCAAAAGCTTCTGAGCCTGCTTCCTGCAGGACCGAAGAAAGACGAGCTCGTGGCCAAGTATCTGAAGGCGCAGCAAGGGGCGAAAGCCAAAGACGGTCTTCATGACGTGTTCGAGTTTAAGGCTGCAGGTCACATCAAGATCGAGCAAATCGATGCCAGCGGCAACGTCGTCGGTGTTCTTGCCGATCAAGCAAACTTGGTCGTTAATGGCGCCGAGGAGATCCTGCTCCGTGCATTCTCTGGCGACCCGGACAAGATGCTCTACAAAATCCGTATCCCGAAAAATGCGGGCGATCTGGGTACAACGCCAACGAAGCGTTTTTACGCCTCTCTGGATGCGATTACCGAAACCGGAACCGACGGCACTGTTCGATTGAAATATGCGCCGAATGAATACTGGAAGGCCGTGGACGACAGCGAGTTCAACATCTCTTATAGCTATCGCCCTCAGATCGTGTATCTGAGAGAAGAGACCTCCGATGTTGCCGGCAAAAAGGCATTTCGGATCTACTTCAAAGCGCCGAGTCCGTCTGGCTACTACCCGCTCATTTCGGAAATTCACAGCTCGCAGACGAACCTATTCATCGGGATCGGCGACGGCGAGAACTATGCGGTCGATCTGGCTGACAGCCGACTGACTTACTCGGCCGGATGGGCAACCGATTCTGCCGGTAAAAAGACTTCGACGCTTGACGACTCGATCGTCTTCAACCAAAAAATCAGCAACTTCGTTTTGGGCTACCAGGCATCGGACAAATCCGGCGCATTCGAAGTATATGTCAACGACGTGCTGAAGGAAACGGTTGATGCATATGACTCCGCCGCTGCGGTGCCGGTTGCAAAAACGTTCAGCATGAAGGGCTTGGACCATGAGGAGCTCCAGAAGATTGAGATCAAGTTTGTGGGAACCGACCAAGTTACTGGCTCCTCGCTAGTTGTGACCGCTATTCGATTTGACGCACTTGCCAAAAACATGAGCGGACTGATCCATGAACTGGAAAACTTCACGACGAGCTTTCAGACGCAAACGGCATACAACACGACGAACCAGGCGCCGTTCACGATTCAGCTAGCCAACTTCCCGGTGAAGGCGAACACCTTGTCCATCTATTACGAGGGGCAACTGTACGAGAAAGTTGGCACCAAGTCGGAGGTAGCCGAGGGCAAATACTTCTTGGATGATAAAGCCGGCGTAGTGCATTTCAACCGCACGTTGAGCGGACTGATGGTTGCCTATGACACGACAGGCGAATTTGTGCTCTTGAAGCCGCTCAGCGCAGTACAATCGATCACGTTTCAACGGGATATCAAGAACGATCAGCTTGCTCGGGTCAATAGCTCGAACAAAAACCTTGTGCTCTCGGCCATCCCGTACACGTCGGGCCTGGTTTTGAAAAAGGTTAACGGGGCAACGGTAACGCCGCTGACGACTTCGGACTACACCATTACCGATCCGGTACAAGGTACAATTACGCTGAATGTGGGCTTGGCGGAAAGCGAGTATGTGCTGGCTGATTATCGCTCAAACATCCCGGCGAAAGCCTTGACGGTCGAAACGGATGTCGAGAAGGCCAGAGGCTTCGACTTCAATACGCAAACCCAGCTGACGTTCGTGACGGAGGCGAAAAGCTTCGGCGACGGTAAGATTTGCGTGGACCCTGCCAATAAGAAGCGCATTATCTTCAGCGACAAGCGAGCAACCGGTGAAGCAATCCAGGATTTCGAGATCTTGTACAACACACCAGCGGCGCCTGGAGCGGTTACAGGCTACACTCGCCAAGTGATCGAGAAGCCGAAAGCCGGCATTGCGTACCCTTGGTACCAGCTGGATAAAGGTTCGGTAGCGTTTATTACGGAGTTCCCTGAGAACGTCCCGAATTACAACGTAACGATCCGGGAAATGATCCTGGCCAACGGCCCGAGGCTAGATGACAAGATCGACGGATTCACGAACTACCCGGTAGATGCGTTCTCCATCGTTCGTGTCGGCGATACCCGCAAAGAAGTCAGCACGGGAGTGCGTATTACATGGACCATCACGCTGCTTAACAAAGACGGCGATCCGTTCTACGGCGGATATTAATCGACAAGGAGGGATACTGCAATGAATGATCAAATGCAACTTACTGCCAAGGGTAGGGTCAAACTGGAGCTTTACAACGAGAAAGACGAAGTGACCTTCACCAAGGAAAAGAAGAACCTTGTGGTTCTGACTGCAAATGAAATCGTTGGCGACGTGATGTCGGATCCGGCAAAAATGGTCAGAGCCAACGCCGTGGACAAAGGCGACTCCTTGCAGACACCGGGAGCGGACGGCTTCTTCGTTTTCGACCTGAAAAAGGCTCGTGAAGCAAACGGCTCCTATGAGATCGACAAGGGCGGCACCAATACGGTGAAGGATCTGAAAATCCCGGACGCCGGAGTCATCACCGAGCTGTATAAGGTGACGGCTAACGGCGCTGACCTGGTGATCAACCAAGACGTATTCATCAAAGACGCTGACAAGGCGGAGCTCGTTTTCAAAACGGCGCCGCTGAATCAGGTCAAAGTGGAGTTCCGTCATGTGAAAAATCCGTACTCCGAGATCGTGGCGGGGACGGAAGTCATCAAAGTGAACGGTGAGGCGTTTGCGCAAGGTATTACGCCATCTGATGCCGACAAGACGTACACGATCGACTATAGAACCGGTATCGTCAAATTTGAAACCGGCAAGTTCAACGTCGAAGCGAAATACGTCTTCAAGATCAAATATGCGCTTGGTTTCATGGGGATCGGCGGAAAGCCAGCCGTTCATCCAGTCGGAAAGCCGGTGGAGTTTTCCAACGGCGACAAGCTGATGAAGTCCATGGCCAACGAATATGCGGGCAGCCGTTCTGCGATCCAATACCCAGCTGCGGTAAGTAAAGGTGACCCGGAGATCCAGGTGCTTCCGACCAAGCCTGCAGCCTATGTGGAGAAGCAGCAGATCTTTACCGCCAACGGGACAGTGGACGTGTTCAACGTCAACAACAGCGGCAAAGTGGCCGGCATCGTCAGCATCAAGGTCAATGGCACCAACGTAACCGCTGGCGCTACGATCCAAAATGCGGTTGATGGCACGATCAAGCTGGCATCCAAACCGCCATCCGGCGCATCGGTCGATATCGTTTACCAGGAGCAGGTGAACACGGATTACTTGAACTACTACTTGGCTGAAGGTCCGGTGGTGGAGCTGGTTTCCGTAAAGCACCAGGCATTCGACAACACGGTGACGGCCTACAAGATCGAGCCGGGCACAGGCGGACTGGAAGTCGGCAAGGGCGATGTATGGCTGGTGAACCCGACGCAAGGGATCGTGCAGTTTAACGAGTATCCGACACAAGGCGTCCCCGTTCAAACACCGGGCCAGCTGACAATCGAGTACCGGATCAACTCGGGATCCGTGGTTCAATATATCGCCGATTTCCCGAAAGGCGTGCCGGGGCCGATGCTTCAGGAAGAGCCAAATGAGGTACTGGCGGTAAAAGCGGGAGTCGTCACTTACGCCCTTAATCATGCGATCGCTAAAGGCTCGGATGGCAACTTCATCGTAGAGGTAAAAATCAACGACACCGTGATGACCCGTGGATCGCAATACAGCATCTCCTCGGATGGGAAACAAATTACCTTTACTACAAGTCCTTCGGTATCGGATGCGATTGTAGTGAAATACAGCTGGCTAAATGAAACGCATGAGATCTACCAAGTGGCCATGTTTACGGAGCAGGAAGGCGGCAAGATGTTCAACATCAGCGGCGTCGGCCCAGTCACAAAGGACAAGAACACCGGGATGAGACTCACATGGTCTGTCACGTATTAATGGGGCGGTGATTATATGGCAACACCAAACTACATGAAACGGATCGCCTTTCTGGATGGTCAGGTCCTGCATGACTTTCACCTGAATACCATGCAGGCCAATATCTCTGAGGCGATCAAGCTCAAAACGACACGAGAGCGCTACGACATGTTGCTATTGGTATCGCCGTATAAATACTATTTTTCCGAAGCCTTTACGGATGATAGTTTACGTGACCCGTCGAGTACAGCTGAGCGAAACCCGCTCAGCTTCACGGTGAATGCCGACTCGTGGGTCACGCCCCTCTTGCAGTTGCCGGAGAACACCGATGAGCTATACATCCTCGCCAACATGGAGGAGGATCCGGAATACGGTTCCTTTGTGAAGTTCTTCTACCGGCACTCGACATCCAGTGCGTGGACAGAAGCGGGCACGGATAGAGCAATTTATCTCAGCGGCGCAAAGAAAGCTGTGCAGATCAAGGCGGAATGCCGGTACACCGGAACGACTCGCCCAACGCTGTACGATTTCTGTCTAATGTGGAAGTAAGGAGGGGATTGGCGTGGCACATGTCCAACCGCATCCCAGATTTCCCCTGATCCGGATGAAAGTCGGTGTAATGGCCGACTTCTCCGGTTCTAATCAGGTTTTTCAAGAGGAACCGGTCGGGGTGAAAGATGGAGTCAACAGGCTGTTCAATTTGAAAAACGAGCCGATGAAGGACACGGAATTGGTGTTCAAGAACGGCATGATGATGCGCAAAGGCACGGATAACGATTATGTGCTGAACGGGAAGGATATTCTGTTCGCCGAAGCACCCGGGCCTTTCACGGTTATCGTCGTGAATTACAAATTCTTTGGAGGGTGATGGCCGTGTATAGAGAGATGGTTCTGCGTACCGACCCCCACCACACGGCACAAAAAGTTCCGCTCGACAAGCCGATGCAAGTGGTCTTCATGGTGGACATCAATGTGCAGACGCTCGATGAGGGTAGTGTCATGTTGTTCAACATGGGCGAGCAGAAGACGGAGCCGGTCCAAATCGAGTACCGGAAGCGAACGATGCAAATCACGCCGGTCCATCCGCTTCAGCCGCTGACGAACTATCAGCTCAAGGTGGTTGGTGGGGAAGACGGGATCAAGGATATAACAGGGCAGATGATGCCGGACACGTTCGTGATCGATTTCCATAGCGATGACGTGAAGGAGATCAAGCCGCCGGTGCTGCTGGCACCAACCGATCAATCGGAGCTTGTGACGGATCCTCAGTTCAGCTGGAGCCCCGCAGAGCATGCGTACTACTACCAGTTGGAGATCTCCAAGAGCAATACCTTCGATGTATTGGTTTGGCCAAAAGAGCCGAATCGTATCTTTGAGACGAACGTGATTCCGGAATATAAGCTGGAGAACGGCACTTATTACGCCAGAATCCGATCGGTCAAGGATGACGGAATCCGCAGTGCTTACACCAAGCCGATCCAATTCCTGTACAGCGGAGCTGCGGCGAATCTGGCCGTGGCCGACCAGGAGCCCGAACAGGACCAGCTGAACAGTCTTCAGGATCACTTTGCCTACCAGTTGCAAAATATGGCGGGTGCTTTAAGTGTGATTCAGGTAAGCCCCGCATCTAACACCGTGAACCTGCCGATTGCCCAAATTAAGGAAATCGTCATTGAGTTCAGTGAAGATGTGGATCCGGCGAGCCTCAAGCCTGAATGGTTCTATGTTGTGGCTGAGCGGAATTAGAGATATCAGGGATTTAACAGAAACCCAAATAAGCCAAAGAGGGGATGCAAAAATGAACACCTTTCTAATTTTTCTTCAAGTTTTTGCTGCAACAACGATGTTAATTTCAGGTGTGGCCAAGTTAATATCATTGTTGTCCTTTCAAGAAACGCTGAAGCAGCTCGGATTTCACGAAAAGTGGGTTAAGAGTGTATCGTTTGCGGTTCCGGCAGCTGAAATTGTGATCTCAATATTAATGTTCACTCCAAGTGCCGTTCTAATTGGTGCATCTTTCATTTTGATAATGCTCGTAGGATTTGGCTGGTCGGTCTGGAAGGCGAAGGGGAAAAATGTGAAATGTAATTGTTTCGGTGCGCTCTCTTCCGAGTATTTAGGGCTGGGCACAATTGCGAGAATTATTGCTCTTGCGATCATCGCATTAGCCCTTCTATTCATTGACCAGATACCGACTGGAAGTTTTATTGAGATATTCCTTGCCATAAGCACTTCGATCACCATTTTGGCAATCTATTTGCTCATCATTGAAAGCAAGATATTTCATGGAAAGGAATGACACCCAATGGCACTATATTTTGGTCTTGCATTATGGCTGCTGGTCTTATTGAACACCGTTATCCTTATGAAACATATAAAGTTTGTTTCTAAAGTTAATGAGATGATCAGTAAGGCGCCAGAACGTCGAACGGTTCTTCATGGCACGGAGAAAGGTATTCCTGTCGAAGGTCAGATTCCAGTAACCCAAGTTAATGGAGTGGAGCTGTTCAAGCAAAGTAAGTCAAGAACATTGCTTTTGTTTACTGCCATAGGATGTAAGTCATGTAATGGCTTGTACCCGATCCTCAAAACACTGACACAAAAATATCCGGATACCCACATCGTTGTCTTCATGAGGGGAAATCAAAAAGATATTGACGAAAAAATTCAAGAACATTTAATCAACGTGCCGGTTGTGCAACTTGAAGACGAGTTCATAGAGCAAGCGAAAATTCAAAGTTTCCCTTTCGCTTATATCCTTGGGTCAGACAATAAAGTTTTAGGTAAAGCAGTTATTACTCTGCCAGAGCATCTTGACGAACTATATTCAAGAACCATTGAAAGGAGGTGAAAACGATGCCTAACGAAAACGAGAAAAAACAGGTACAAGACCAAAATACTAAGGACAAGGGTGATACAACCATGGAAAACAGGAAAATGTTTATCGTAAAGGAAAAAGTCGGCACTACTATCCAGATTGATCAGGATAATCCTCCTAAAAACTTGCCGAAACCGGAAGGCGATGTTCAAGCTCAGTGCTGGTGGTGCTGCATTTTCGACAACCCCACTTCTTGCTCATATTCCGGCTCTTCCTGCTCTGGCAACATTTGTGCTATCTATGAAGGCAATCAATACGTGTATGAGATGGAAGATTATTTCCACTGTCAGGACTGTAACGGCAGCTGGACGGAAACTGTTTCTGGCGGATGCGGCTGCTAAAATAAAACGCCCTTTAATTCACCCCTTTGGTTCCAGAGGGGTGAATTATCTTATCGTTCAGATGGTGTTATCCATAAAGCTGACCCTGCGGGTATTCAGAAGAATACAGCTAAAAACCTACAATTTCTTATGAATTATTAACCTATAATGAGCAAAATAGCCGAAATAATGCTGTTTTTCCACCAGAGGTAGGGATTGAGTTTTCCAAGATGATGGTGTTATTGCAACGAATCATGCTACACTTGATTGTGAAATGCATTACGCTAATCGAATGTAATTAAAGATAAAAAAACCAACTGTTAGATTGATCGAAAGGATGGTGTAGCTATCATGATTCCGTTGGACGAAACGTATATTCCGCCAAAAGAGATGCGAATGAAGACGGGAATCGCCACGCCTTCGATTGATCCAAGCAACCCAAGAAAAGTGATCTTGAAAATCACGGAGTCGCTAAAACTCAATCACAATTACGTGATTGTTTTAGATAAAGACATTAAATCCACATCGGGTGCGTCGTTGGGGCAGACGCAGATGGCCACATTCTCGACGGAGTATGCTCCTTTGTATGCCACACCTCTTGAGGTATTCGGCGTTATTAAGAAACTCTTTAGCCAATTCGAGCTATCTGATGTGTATCAGGCGTTGCGAAATGCTGGCCAGAAAGCACATCAGCTGCTCGGACAGATCCCAGATCCGAATGTAGTTCAGTTCAGGATGCTCACGGAGCGGGATGCTGCCTATTTCCCGGCAACCAAATTTGTGGTATATGAGGCAGCACGGGTGCTCCTGACCTCCTTGATTATGCGGATTGCCAACGATCAAGGGGTTGATACGAACGGTATTTCCGGGTCGGTAACGCTCGGCGATTTAACCGTGTCGGAGGGCACCAGCTCGGGTGGAGGTTCGGCAAAACCGGCGGATCCCACGACAATCGTGAAGAATGCCTTAACACAGCTGAACGACGAGCATAAATTTTGGCAGGATGCGATGCTTGGCCGTAATCGCAGAGGGTACACGACTCCAGTCTCGACAGGGTTTCGAACTAGCGCCGGCAGCCCGACCACCAGAGGCTTCGAGTAATGCGTGACCTGCGAAAAGACATGACGGAGATCCTGAACAAATACGGCCATCAGATCGTGTATATCCGTCAAGACAAACGATTCCGCTGCGACTGCTATTCTGAGCGAAGCGGGGAAGCCAGAGCAGACTGCCCGAAATGCTTTGGTACCACCTATAAAGTGAAGATCGAAAAGCATCTCACAAGGCGTAAAGTCAGTACCGTCCCGGAGACGCTGCCAGGTGTTCGCAAGACATCCGGGGGCGGGATGGTCGTGCCGACCACATACCAGTATTATCTCCTCTATGACGTAGAGCCGCAGCGAGGCGACCTGATCCTTGAAGTGGAGTGGCAAGATGACATTCCAAGAGCGATCAAGGAGAAGCTGGCGATCAGCTTGCCGGATCCCAAACAAGGGGCGACCGGGCGCATCGAGTTTTGGCAAGTCTACGTTAGAACGGACTGGAAAGGGGCGGAAGACAATGCAGCCCTCACCCAATCTTAGTTACGAGCAGCTTCCTCATTTGTTCATGAAGGAGTATCTGCCGATCGGCAAACGGCTTGTGATAGCCGGAACCGCTGAAAAGGGTGCCCTGTACCAGCCGGTCCAGGTGAGCAGCGAAGAGCAAGCCAAGTATTTATTCGGATCTGGCACCTTGTTGGACCGATATACTGATGCGAAAGCAGGGGCTACCCCAAATGTGTATCTTATGAGAATTGAACGTAATGCCTTTCAAGATGTATACCGGGCATTAGCGCCATTCTCATTTGATCTCATATACATCCAAGATTTAACTTTCAACAAATTTGATGAGATGCTGCGCTTTGTGGATTTCGCCAAAGAGAAGGAGCAGCAAGGTCAGTTGATCCATGGATTTTTTGAAGTCGATGGGCCAAATGGCATGGAAGCATACCGTGCGCTATTTCCGTATATCGCTCAGCTTAGCATTCCGACGGAAGACGGCATTGAAGAAACAGGCAAGTACATCTCTCCTGTAGCGGATCAGTTCAAGGATCGCAAAGCAGCAGCGGTGTATGCCGGTTTGGTGACGGCCCTCGACATCGGGTTAAGTCCGATCAACAAGACGATCGACACCATTGAGCTCAAGCGGGAATACGAAAACGATCAAATCGTGGAACTGCGCAAGGCGGGCATGGTTTGCTTCAGGAAGAGCTTCAAGAAGGGCGTCGTGTGCGCATCCGCTACTTGTGCGGTGGCTACGGAAGGCAGTGTGCATAAGCATATCTCCAATTTCCGGATTGCCCAAGACACGATCCAAGAGGTGGCCGAAGAGCAAAGGGCGTACATCGGACGTGTCGGCGTTTCCTATGTCATTTCCGAGCTGGAGGAGATTATCGAGGTGGCTTTGCTTTACAGGGTCAAGCTCGGTCAGCTCCGCCGCTACGACTTTGAAGTGACGGCAGATCCGTTAACGGGCGTCATCAACACGCAGCTGGAACTGATTCCGATCTTCTCCGTGCAGAAGATGAACGCCACATCGCTAGTGAGGGTGAGAGCATGACGAAATACGTCGAGGACAATTCAACGATTTTGTTAGACCCCTATGTGGACAATCGTCTGCGATCCGATAAGCCATCAAACTTTCTTGGGTTTATCGACGAGTTGCGCCGGCTGTGGAAGCTTGCGGGGAAGCCGGGAACCTTTATCCGGCACGAGCCGCTAAAAGAGGATCTTCAGCTCCCGGCCATCACATTCCGCAAGATTCACCGAAAGGTCAATCCGGAGTTCAAGGACATCAAGCCAAGACACCGAGCCACCATTCGGCATCCCTATCGGCAAGATGAGTGGGTGGAGCTCAAGGGTCAGATCTTCGATGTGATCGTCGAGTTCCATGTGCTATCGGAAACGGCGGAAGAGGCCGACGAGCTGATCGAAGAGTTGGAAGAGTTCATCATGATCTACAAAGGATTCTTCAAGCTTCATGGCGTTCAGGAAATGCTCTTTCACCAGCAGTTAGAAGACTCGGTGATCACGGAGTTCAGGTTCCCAATTGCCTGTCGTCCGATCCAATATACAATGCGGTTCGAGAAAATTCTTCCGGTGTTCTTGAACCAAATTGAGCAAATGCTTGTCCAAGCGAAAGTCCAAGCCCAAGTTGTCCAGCCAAATGAAATTAATCAAGGAGGATGAGTGACAATGGCAACTGAGAATGAAAACCTGCCTGGCGTCAAAGTGACGTATGAAGATGGCAATCTTTACTCCGGCAGACAAAACCTGCAGGCAAATACGCAATCCATTTTGTTTATTGGTACCGCAGTAGACGGTCCGAGTGGCGAGCCTGTAAGCGTGCGTGACCTCGGCATCAAAGCAGCTGACAAGCTGTTCGGCGGTCTGATCGATCGCAAAACCAAGCGGCCTCATCAAGCCAGTTTGCTGCGTGGAATGTATGAAGCGATTCGTACAGGAAACGAAGACATTCGCTTGCTTCGCATCGGTGGCAGATTTGCAAAGACGGTGTTGCAAGCTAAAGATGTTGCCCGCAATATGGAGCAATTCCTGGGAGCTGCAAAAGGTAACGGTGCATTCTCTGCGGAGTTTACCGTTCCGAATAGTGGCATTTTTGTCGGCGTCAACAAAATCGAAGAAATCCAAAGCGATAATACCGCTGTCAATATGACAATCAATACCGTCGTGGACTCGATCGAGAAGCCATCCGGCAAAGTGAGAGTCAACTTCAAAGCGGATAAGCTGCGACCTAACCGTAAGGTGAAAGTGTCCTACGACTATGAAACCCGCAACTACTCGCTTGTTCCGAGATTAAATGCCGGCGTGCCGGATTATTCGGATCCGGATTACACGCTTACGAAAGACGCTTCTAACAACCACCGCTTCTATTCTGCTCGCAACAACTGGTCGGATAAATTGGAGTCGGGCCATGTGCCGGTTGTCGTGATCACGAACAACGCTGACGGCATGGTTTACACGATCTCCTCGATGACGCCTTCCGGCGATTACATTTACCGGGTAGGTAAAGGTGGCGTGACGGATCCACTGAAAGACGCATGGTCGGCACAAGACTACCGTGACGGCGGCATCTCCTTCACAGCAGCGTATGACGCCGAAGTGACGAAAGGTGTTTACCCGGCACTGTCTGGCGATATCAAAGTCACTGTGGAATACGCATGGTTCGCTGCATTCCCAGAGGAAGGCTCTTCAGAAGCTACGATCCCAGGTTCGGCTCAGAACTACAGCTTGAACTATACGCCGCTCGCAAGCGAGTTTGGAGTGTACTACAAGCTGGGTGCGACTCAGGTGGAACTGGCTGAAGGTGTGGATTACGGCGTAAGCCTCTCGGAGAGAACGGTGACGATCAATGCGGGCGTGGCTCCTGTAGGCGCACAGCTGTACGCCGTTTACAAGACCTCCGCTTCGACGGTGGCTGACCCGAAGCTTGAAGTGTACGGGAAATTTCCTGGTTCCACTTACGGCTCGCTGACCGACATCCTGGACAAGACCACAATCCGTGGTGTGGCCATCGAGGTGGCGGCTGATCCGGAAGATCCAACAGGATACGAAAAGGTCATCACGGTATACAAGCCGGATGAGAAGCGTTTGGCGTATCGTGACACAGCGCTCGTATACCGCACGAAGAAGTTGGAGCACATCAAGACGATCCGTCAGTTCGTAAATTTCGTCAACACGGATCCTCAAAACAACGTGACGTTCTTGGCTGCTTCTAACGAGCACGGCAGCGTTCCAGTTCAAGGATTGCTTGTCACAGGCAAGACGTTCCTTGGTCAAGAATCTCCGGGAGTGATGTTCGAAGATCTGTCCAAACCGGCTGACGATCCTGCTCGTTACCCATGGCTTGGCGATGACGGCGTGTTCGACGTGACGAACAAAGAGCAAATGCAGCGCCTGTACGATTCGCTTGGCGGTAAGTTTGAGTTTGCTAACGGCGAATACAAGCTGATCGAACAAGGTGTGTACGGCAAGCTCGAAAACTACGTGGTTGACGAGATCGTGCTGCTTGATGTGTTCGCCAACACCGTCATTGATCCGGTTGTTCCGGAGAAGAGCTTCGCTAACCAACTTGCCTACCACTGCGCAACGGTGACGGCAAAGACATGGGAGACGATCGGTACGATCGCTGTGGCGCCAGCGCTGAGCTCCTCGCTCGTGGATGTGCAAGAGTACATCGACGTGCTGACGAAGCCGGGGTTCCTGGACGGCGAGGAAAACGATGAGAAACGTGCCCGCTATGAGAGAGCCGGCATTCGGACCGACTACGTGAATGAGCATTACGTTTACGTTGATGCCACTCATGAATATGTCCTGAACGAAGAAGGCGATCGCATCGACATCGGCCGCTACGCCAACATCGTATTCGGACCAGAGATCGGTCTTTCCAGCGACAAGCTCGGTAACTACGTTACCAGCGGCGCAGCCGTTTACTCGGCACTGATCTCGACGCTGCCACCAGAGGTATCGACTACCAACCGTGTGGTTGAGGTGATCAAAGGGCTCCGTTACAAGCTATCCGAAGCGCAGCACAACCAGCTGAGCAATGGCCGCTTTGTAACTTTCGCTGATCAAATCAACCAGTCGAACATCGTAAAGTACGTGGTCAAAGACGGCGTTACTGCAGCTCTCCCGAGCTCCGACTACTCCCGACTTTCCACGCTGCGGATCGTACACGCTGCCGTGCAGCTGGTTCGCCGCAAAGCAAATCCGTTCATCGGGTTGCCAAACGGTTTGGCGCAGCGCAACGCACTGTCGGCGGAAATCCAAGCGGGCCTCGATCGGTTGAAAGAGCTGGGCGTCCTCCAGCGCTTCAAGTTCACCATCTTCAGCTCCGTGCAGGATAAGGTTCTGGGTAATGCCTTTATTACTCTTGAGCTGGTGCCGCAGTTCGAAGTTCGCAGATTCAACACCTCGGTGGTTCTGAGGGCTGCGTAATGCATTGCAACAAAGAGGAAGGGCCCACAAGGCCCTCCTCATACTTGATAAAGGAGTGAAACAATCATGTCGTTCGATATGGAGCAATACACCAGAACGTTTAGCTCGTTCGCCGGCGCTGACATCGTGGCAACGTTTAATGGTCGCCTCATCGGCGAGCTTCAAGCCATCACCTATTCCGTCGTTCGGGAAGTCGCTCCGATCTACACCATGGGGTCGCCGGATCCTCGGGCTTACTCCAGAAACAAGCGGGGCATCAGCGGCAGTATGATCTTCACCATGTTTGATCGTGACGCTCTGATGGAAGAAATGAAGAAGTCCTATGAGGGAGCTCCGGACCTCATGACGTTCCAGCAATACCAATGGAACGTAGGTGCTGCGGAAAACCAAATCTTGAGCGGCCTGCAAGCAGCGAAGAGCACGGGTGGATACGGCATCGAAACGTGGGATGAACAAATGACCAAGCTGGGCTACGGCGCAGTTCAAGGCCAACAAGGCTTCAGTGCCGACGGCTTGACTGGATTCTACGTTCCGGAATATGCCGATCAACTGATGCCATTCAATATCGCCATCACCGGCGCCAACGAGTTCGGCCAGCGTATGGGAATGGAGCTGTACGGCATCCAAATCTTGAACTCCGGAAGCGGATTCTCGGTTGACGATGTGGTTGCAGCAACGGCTTACACGTTCGTGGCTCGTAAGATCAAAGGCGTTGAGCGCAAAGCCAACCTCCGCACGACGGGTCAAAGCAGCGCTAACACGGCTGCCGGTGAATCTTATCAGATTGTATAAGGTTGACGGCATTCCCTTGGGGCAGCACTTTGCTGCCCCTTTTACATAACAGGGAAAGGAGTGAGGGCAATGTACAGGCGACCAACTGATGTTGAAGGATTCCACCAGACGCTTACCAGTTATGCCGGTAATGACATGGTGGCCACTTTGAACATTCCCGGAAAGGGGCCACTGGTGTTTGGAAACCTATCCAGCATTTCTTATTCCGTCTACCGGGCCAAGTATCCGGTGCTGGCACTCGGCCGGGTGACACCGAAAGGATTCACCAGGGGTATGCGCACCGTCAGCGGGATTATGCAGTTCACGGACTTTGATGAAACGATCGTCTACCGATGCCTCGAAGAGATCCGAGAGATGGGCTATAAAGTGCTGATGGACGAGATGCCCATGTTTGACGTGACGATCTCAATGGCCAATGAGTTCGGCAGCAAAAGCAAGATGACCATCTACGGGATCACGACCTATACAGAAGGAAAAGTGATGGGCATCAACAGCATGTTCACGGAGAGTGTCTATGAGTTTTATGCGCTGGACATCGATCCGCTGACACGAGTGGACCGATTAGGAGGATGATGAACAATGTATGGACGTAAACCCGCTCCGCAGGGAAATCCTTATGCCCGCCCAAACACCAGAGTCGAATACCAGATCTTCAATGAGGACTACTTTTCCGGTGCTGATGTCCATTTGTACTTCGGCAATATCTGGGTCGATGAAGCCGTCAGTTTGAATTTTCAGCTCCAGGAGAGCGTGCTGCCGATTTTCGGATATAACTCCTACACCTTTGATGCGATCTCCAGGGGACAACGCATTGTTCAAGGCAGTTTTGCCATCAACTTCAAATCGGTGGGCTATCTGCAGACCATTTTGCTAAATGCCAATGCAATTGAGTATGCGGTGGCACAGGCCGAGCAGAGCGGGACGATCAAGCCGGAAGATTTCCAGCAATACAAACTGGATGAGATCCTACAGCTTGCTGGAAAAACCGGCTTTGACGAGATCGCTGACGAATACGAGAAGGCGCTGTGGGGAGTTCAAGAAGATACCAACAGCATCCTCTCCTATGGAAACCGCCCATACTTCCCGCAGACGCAATATGGGTTCGACATCAAAGTGAACTACGGGGCCGTCTCGGAATCCATGCGTCCGGAGATCCAGAACTACCCGACGACCAGCTACCAGGGAGTGAAGCCAATGCTAACGGTCGAGACCCTAAACGGTGTGCAGCTGACCGGCATGGTAAAGCAAGGCATTGGAACCAGCTCCGACGGGGCACCGATTACCGAGCATTATAGTTTTATGGCCAGAGACTTAAATGGGCCTTTATATGTACAGCAAAAACGTATATAATATGTGTAATGCATTACGTAAATGGGAGGAAAACAGATGAAGGCCAAGGATAAAGTCATTGGGAAACAATTGGACCTGTTTGAAGGCGCACAGACAGAAGGGGAAACTGGCACCGGCCAAGCAGCAGGAACAAAGCCGCAGGCGCCTGTCGCACCGCCAAGCGATCCGCAAGCTCCGGGGGACCAAGAAGAAGTGGAGCGCATCGAGATCGCTTACGGTTACACGCAAGAGGAACTGAACGAAGCCATTTTCCCTGGCGGACCAAGCCGGCTTGAAGTCGAGCAGTGGAAGGAAAAATACAAAGGTGTGTACTTTACTCCATTTGATGATGAAGTGTTTGTATGGCGCACCCTGGAGCGTCCGGAGTACCGGGAAGTTCTGGCTGATCGAACGCTGACGCAGCTGGACCGTGAAGAAATCTACACCGAAAAATGCGTGTTGTTCCCACGCAATTACACGAGGGATAAAATGCGTGATGATAAAGCGGGGATCCCAAGCTTGCTGTCTGAGTTTATCATGGATAAATCCGGTTTCGTGGCGCAGAGCGCTCCAATCAAATTGTAAGATACTACTCAGGCAGGGCATCCGTCCTGCTTGTTGTCTATGTAAAGAGGTGTATCCAGATGGTGACGGCTCGTCAGATTCAAAAATGGAAGAACAAATATGATGAGGTCTTCAAGGTTCCGATTCTGGATACCGAGTTCTACTTCCGGCCACTGAGCCGGGAGGAGTACCGGGAGATCGTAACGCAAGAGCTTCCGATCGGGGAGTTCCAGGAAGCTGTGTGCGGGATTGGTGTCCTATGGCCAGCGGGCTTTGACTTCGCTCACGGCAAGGCCGGTTTCGCAGACACCCTATTCGATATCATTTTGGACGTATCTGGGCTCCATGTCGGTCAGGCGCAAGTTATTCTGAACGAGTGCCGGGGAGACATGTTCATCTTCGACAACCTGGTGGACTGCCTCATTCATGAAGCTTTTCCTGAATACAAAATCGAAGACATCAAGCATTGGACGGTCCGCAAAACAATGTGGCATGCATCACGAGCAGAGTATGTGCTACAGGCGCTGCGGGGCGTGCAGCTTGTTCCTATCGACCAGCAAGCCCAGCGCATGCTCGAAACGCAGCAGAAGTTTGAGCAACAGCAGCAGCAAGCGGCGCAGCTGTCCCCGCCAAAGCAGCCGAAGATGTCGCCGCAGGAGCGGGCGATGAACTCGCCGCTTGCACGTCCAGAAGAGCCGCCGGTGCCGATACAGCGGCCGCAGCAACAGCCCGGACAGCCACCGGAGCGAGTGGAGTTAAGCGAGGAAGAAGCGATGCGCATGCTGCAGCAGGCCATGTCCAGCCACCCGCAAGGCGGCCGTCAGATCGATGTGAGGCGAGAACACAATCCGGCCGGTCCTGCAGAGATGTTCCCGGAGCTCAATTGGTTCAGAGCCGAGGAAGAGCTGAAAGGGGAGTACGATTGATGTTCAAACTCTATGAGGTCGTCTCCCTAATATATAAAGACCGGCGGGTTAATCGCAAGTACGGAGCAGGTCAATGGTGCATCCAGGACGCATGGGAGATCTATTTTCAAAGATGGTATGAGAAGGCAGGATCCTGCGTGCCAGGGTAAAGGAGTGTTCGTATGCCAGACTTCGAGAATCAATATTCTGCTTATTTGGACCATGACACCAGACCGATGTCTCGTTTTCTGGCATCCGAAGAAGAGCGTCAGGAGATGCCGCTGATCGGCAAGATCGGCATTGGTGTCGGCCTCGGTGCTCTGGCCTTGACCGCAGCACACCGCACAGGCGGGATGCGTATGGTCGCTCGTGCTATTGAGGTGCAGGGCAAAGCCTTTGCCCAGGCGGCACGGGAAGTGTCCATGGAAAACGGCAGAGGGTTCCGTAATATCTTCAGCAACAGCTTCCGCCAGCGCTACCAGACTAATGTGGCCGAGCGGGCAGCGGCGCTTCGCCAGGGCACCAATCGGGAATACGACATGCAGCGAATCCTCACGGACATGGGCAAGTTCGTGGACAAGGAGATTCCTCACCATATCGAGGAGAGCCTTCGATACGACGCCATTATGGACGACCTGCAGCGGCGCCATAGGCTGACGAGGCAGAATCTGGACGGCATTAACCGTGCATTCAATCGGATCGACAACGCCACTAAAGGCGGGTTCTCTCTCAAGTACGCATCGGATAAGGATCTGGTGGCGAAGCTTTCAAGCTTCGGTGAAATTAATGATCCGACGCTCCACAAGGCCATCCTGGATTCACGAGCTCGTTTCCGGCAGTTCGATCCGCAGAAAATGGGCGCAGAGCTTCGTGCTCGCACCGATCGGGCGCAGCGCAAATTCAGCAACCTGTTCATTAGCGAGATGCACGAGCTCACGCAAAAACAGGGAGTTGTCGGCCGAACGATGCGTGGCCGGGATCAAGCGACTGTTGATGATGTGCTTCACCTGCACAGCGCCGGCAAAATGAAGCTGGATACGGATACGGCTCTTCGTTTGCAAAACGTGCTCAAGAACAACCAGAAATTTGGGAAGGCCGTGTTCGACAAGCACCTGTATGTGAAGCGAGGCCGTGATGGCAATGCGACAGATTTCTTTGATCTTCACGCCTTCGATGAGATGAAGGAGTCGTCACTGGAATGGTTCGCCACCTCCATGCTCGGCGGCCTATCGCATACCCGGGACATTCTCAATTTCCGAAAGGCTCGGCGGGAGACAACCTTCCGCATGAATACCCGAGGAACGGTGCAGCCAGTCATTAATGCGCAGCGAGGCATGGCCAATGATGCTTACATGGGCGGGCCGGCCGTATCGTTTAACGGGCGCTTCCGTCTCTTGAATAGCGAAGGTGGAGATCCGCTGGAGATCCTGAATAAAAAGCGGAAGGTTAAGCTCACCTCGTCGCAGTTCGGCACCATCAGCCGGATCTACAAAAATGCAGCAGGCATCGGAACCGACAATAAAGAGCGGGGATGGTTTAAGCAGGCTTTTGACCTGGGGAATCAAAACAAAGACTCGGATCTCATTTCCTACACCAGTGTATTTACCAAATTCTCGAATCCCGAGTGGGAGCGAAATGTGCTGGATAAAGCGCTGCGGGGGAACGGAGTCGAATACGATGACTTCTTCCGGATCCGGAATTACTTTGACAAATATACTTACGGCTTCTCGCCAAGGGTGCTCAATCAGATTCAAAGCCACATGCCGGATCACCTCAAGGCGTTCATCAAAGACAACGACATCAATTTTGCCAGAGACAAAGATATGCTCAAGCTCTTCGAGTATTTGGGCAACCCGAACATGATGGTTTCCGACGGCATGGGTGGCATTGTCAAAAATGCCGGAGCCAAGCATGCAGGTGACAGCATCCAGCATTTGTGGCGGCGGTATGAGCGCAACCGGCACGACGTGCTCGGCAGGATCGATCCCATCGGAGAAGCCGGCCTATTTACGGGCGAATACACCCGAGTCCGCACGGGTATGGATCAGGTCAACCAGCAAGTGAGCTTGGAGGTCCTTCGTCAGATCATGGAGACGGGATCGGGGCCGAAGCCGGATTTTCGGGATCTGCTTGATAGCATGCGGCCGAAGGGATATGTAGGCGCTGCAGTAGGAAATGGGGCCATCAAAGAAGTAGATTACCGGCAGGCGCAGGATCTCTACGCCTACTACGAATTTAACCGAGAAGGTCGGAACATCTACAAGGCCACGGACGCCAGCTTGCAGCGGGTAAACGACCTGTTCGCCAATAATGCCTATTTCCGCACCCATGTGCAGCAGATGGCCAAGAAAACGAATCCTCTGTATGAGCGATTCTCCGGGGTCCGGCCAGTCAATCAGATCGGCGACGATTACATTGCGGTTAACCAGGCATTTGAGGAAGGCTTCCTGAAGCAGTTTACGACGATCAGAGGGATCAAAGATTTCACCAAGCAAATGAGCTGGTTCACCGGCCGCCGTAACATGGAAGACTTCACGACGGCATCGGCTTATAACATGTTCATCCCTTACCGATTGCAAGATCAGATGGGGAACTTCGGCCTCGGCTTCTCGGATTCTTCGATGGGCAGTGCCGGTCAGCTCTGGTCATCCCTGATTTTGAAGCGGCTCTTGCCTGCCGTAGCGATCCCGACCTATGCGCAGTATATCGACGACAAGTCGGATCAAATGACGGGCACCAGTATCTCCGAGCGCTGGGAGATCTACAAGGCTACGAGGGAGCTTGGAAAAGCCCAGAAGCGGGATGCGACCGGTGAAACGGAACGCATGAGGCGGGAGTTCATGCTTCATCCCGGGATCGAGCATTTCAGTGCAATGCCGAATGTATACTTGCCGGGTGTCGGAGAGGTCGGGATGGGCACGGCAGCCAAAGCGGCGACATTCACGCTCGGGATACCGGATAGCGAAAGAGATACGTACTCCTATGAGGAAATGTACGACTATTATCAAAACGGTGTCGATGAAGTGCGTAAGGGGCGCTGGTGGGCATTCGGCTCCAAGACAGCCTACCGAGGTGATCGCATCATTGAGTTTCAACCGAACTCATACCGGATGGCGATGAGCGACTGGGAGTACACCAGTGTCACCTCCACAATGGAAGAGCGCTGGTCGCATTCGGCTTTTCCGACGCTGGAGAATCCGCTCGGGATTGGCCGGAACCTGTTCAATTCCACCGAAGATAAATACTGGTGGGAGATGAAGCACTATTACGATCGACCCTACATGTTGACCGGATCGCTGTTTAACCCGAACACGATGTTCCTCGGGGATGTGGGCAATGCCACAATCGGCCGGGCGTTAAAGCCGGTGCGTGAAATGCACTCCGACTATTGGGGTGATCCCGTGCTGATGCAGGCGCAAGCCGATGAGTACGGAAATCGGCCAACGACACCGGTCATGACAAAGGTCTCCCCGGGCGGCCGAATGGAGCATGTGGTGCCCGCCACGCCAGGGCAATATGGATCTTACTTCGATTCGACGGGATCTCTGGGCAGCATCAACGGCCAAGCGCTTACAATGAACGAAGACAACAAAGAAGGCTACAATCCGATGTACCAGGACGGGAGCTATCCGGCACGATTCTATATCCGGCATCGGTACAACGGCGAAGGGAGCTGGACCGGAGAATATGCGATGCAAGACCTGTCGAGCGGCGACACGATCTATGTACCGGCCAATATCGCCAAGCAAAACTATCCGGCCGAAAAGCTGTTTGAAATGGCGGCCGCACCGATGCCGCCGACTCCGAATCCCTGGGTGGATACGAAACCTCGGGCAATGTTTGATCAGGAGTTCGAATACCGTAAGGAAATTGAGCAGCGCAGGCTTCGGCAGCTGAATGACCCACGGAACCCAAACTGGCAGCTTCAGGAAGCGTTTGAAAACTGGACAGAGCCGCTCGGATTCTACAAGTACGCCTTTAACGACGAGATGCTCGGGTACAACCCGTATCAGGGCAAGATCGTGATGCAGAAGGCGGATGCGGCGACGAACATCTCCAACGCTTATTGGGAAACCAACATGGGCTCCTTGGGAGGCAGCGTCTCCGAGATCTTGCGTCGTTTCATTCGTCGGGATGACGGACAGCTGGACTACTACAACCCGATCCGAAATACGATGCCCAACTGGATGCCGGGCGGCGACTACTTCATCAATTTCCAGACAGGGGATCCTTATCAAAAGATTCCGCATGGCGAGTATCGTTTGCCGGGCGAATCATATGAGCGGCTGAACCGGCTGCATCCGGATGAAACTGGGTACTACGGAGCGTTCGATAAATTCAAGATCCTGGCCGACGTGGCCCCGTGGAGCGATGAGTATAAGTTCTGGAAGGACTACGTGGAGCAAAACAACAACGATTCGGAGCTGCGGCGACAGGCGGCCATTATTAAAGATCAGGTGTCTAAGCGAAAGCAGAAATATGAATTTACGGACTACCGGTTCCAAGACCAAGAGCTGGAGAAGCATACTGTCACCGTCACCAAATTCCTGGACGACTACACCTTCATGACCAAGGAGTTTGACGCACCGATCCGTCTCGCCGGGATGCAGTATCAGGCGAAAGCAGAGGGCGTAATGCGCTCCTACTTCAAGCCTGGAGACAAGGTGCAGATAGGGATCGATGCTGATCCGACACGGCAAATTGCCGACGACAGCTATGGCACAATGCGGGCGGTCGTCTTCAAGAATCTGCAAAACATCAACCAGCAGATCATCATGAATGGCCAGATGAAGGAGAACATTAACGACTATTCGGCGCCGGGTGTCTTCTCCCGCTTCACCAAGGGGGAGATTCAAAAAGGTGCCAAATGGGAGTCACTCGCTCATGCGGAATCACCATTAAATACTAAGTTCCTTCAGGTTCGAACGGCGCTTGAGGAATACGAGCGGGATCAGATCTACGGCAAGGACTGGGCAACGTGGGAGAACTTCATGATCAGCGATTATGCCATTCCTGCGTTTCAGTCCGGTATTCGGGGTAATGTGCTCTTCGCTGCTGGTCAAGGCGCACTGTTCGGCATATTCCCGGCATTTATTTTTGGAGGCGGGAAGACGGGGTTCCGCCGTGCAGGGATGATCGCAGGGTCCGCTGCGGTGTTTGCCGCCGGAAGCATGTGGCGATCGGCCCATGAAGCGGCCACCGGAGAGCGGTGGATCCCAGAGCGGCGGCGCACGGAGCAAGATCTGAATCAATACTTCGATGTCCTGAAGTACATGAAATTCAGCGGCCTGTACGAGCGGGCCAAAGAAGAGCTACTGCAGCAGGGCATTGATGTTGATGCGATCTCCACCGACCGGGATCTGAAGAAAGAAATGAATAAGGCAAAGAAAGAAGAGCTGCTCGCCGAAAAGCGCCGGCTCTACATGGATCAGCCTGCAGGATGGGAAGCACGGCATAAAGAAATCAATGCCGAGCTGAAGCTCATTGAAGAAGACCGTGACCAGATGTTCCTTCCAAGCCCCGTATTGCAGGCGCTGGAGTATAAGGATCAAGCGGAAACGACGCTGTACGGCGTAGATCCTTACGAGGATCGCATGAAGGTGATGCGGGCTATGCCGTATAAAGACCGTTGGTTCTTCAATGAATTTGCGAACGCCAGGATGGAAGATCGGCAGCACATCTTGGATCTCGTACCTGACGATCAGGACCGGATCTACAAAGCGATCTGGGGTGAGGGCCTTGACCCGCAAGTTCCGCTCGACGAATACTTCAGCAACAAGTTTCTGCCGGGACCCGACTGGGCCGGATGGCGACCGGATGTCAATCTGGAGGATTATCAGGCGAAAGCCGTTCAGCAGGCCGGGCTCGACATGAGCGACTATAATTTCTGGGATGAAGATCTGGAGGCTGCCGCTGCGCTTCCGCCTATGGATCACGCTGGAGGTACAACCGGCTTTCGGGGATACCGATCGATGCAGCGAAACATCCAAGAAGTGCTGCAGGGCCAAGGTCTTTGGGATGTGCAGGTCACAGTCACGCCGGGAGAATCCGGAGGCGCTAGGATCAACATGAATTACCAGGATGATCGAAGACGAGAGATCGATGCGTACTTGGCCTACAATATGGATTCCATTGTATAGGATGTGAGTGTATGGCATTAAACGATAAAATCAACGGTTTGAATAGCACAGGCATCCCGATGGTGACGCCAGGATCTGAAGAGTGGACTCTGGCCTCCACCTTTCATTCGCTCCGCAAAGCATCCTACAGTAATGATAACGAACGAGCCAGCCGAGTCGATCAGCAATTAAGCATGATTCAAAACAGCACGCCACTGGATCAGAAAACACTGAAATCCAATGACAAGGTGATCCTGAAAAACTTCAGCTCGCCGCATCAGATCTTGGGGCAAAAACAAGTCGATGCCATGATGGCCTTCATGAGAGGGGAGGCCAAGACGTTCTATGCGTTTGACATCGAGACTCTTGGTGACGTCAAAACCGGCGAAGGGTTGCATATCACCGAGATCGCCATGCAGGGCTTTCAGAAATCGAAGGATGGTTTGTTTAAGGCGGATGCCAATCGGATGTTCAGCGTCTTGATCCGGCCGGACCAGCAAAGCCAGATCTATTTGGAGAACTTGATTCGGCGGGTACGCAGTGATCGGTTTGCGTTCAATACGATGAGCGACTCCGAACGGATTACGCTCGTCAACCTGATGCGATACTCAACGGAGACCAGTCTTGGATCCAAAGCGGCCAATCTCAATCCGTCTCAGCTGACGCACAATACCGTCATTCGAACGTTGGAGGATCGCAATGGCCGATACAGCTACGATAAGCTCGTCATGAATTTTGAGAACTACATCGGGCACATTCAATCCGGCTACAACAACCTGAAGAATCTGGACGAACGAACACACTCAGTGTCCTACTCCATGCAGCGGTATCGGCAGCAAATCGCCGCCCATCAGAATGCCTTCTTCTTCTCCTATAACGGAGACAACTTCGACTTGGAGGTTCTGGATCGATTCGGGAAGCAGACGGGACAAACGGTCATCCGTCCTCAGAATCATATCGACTACTACAGGTTGATTCAGACGGCTTATGCCAACCCACACAGCTTCCACGAGGAGTTTGCCTCGAAGAACGATTTGAAGAATCGGTATTTCCAGCAAGGCCGCCTGACGATGCACGAGATCCGCAAGACGCTTGGGATCGCCGGGGGCGAGGCGCATGCGGCGATCGCCGACGTTGACGATCGGGGCCTCGGCGGGGTCGTGTCGATGACCATCGACAAGGTATACAACCGGATCCATACGGCGAAAAACAAAGGCGCCATGGACACGATGAGCATCAGGCCGGCTTCCTTCACCTGGAACCGCAAAGATGTGCTGAAGGTCGGCGACCAGCTCTTCTCCGCCAGCGGTTATACGGCATTCGGGGATTCCCTGGACTTCCAAGCCCGCATGGAAAACGGCGAGCTCGTGCCACATGATGTCTCCTGGAACAAGACAGTCCTTAATGCAAAAACGATGTACACGGTCAATAACCTGCGGGAGGTCAAAGATTCCTCCGGATCTGTAACCGGTCATGTGTTGGAGCTGCTTGATCAAGACACCGGGCGACTGTCGTTCATTTCCCGGAGTGGACCGAACTCGATGGATCAGCTCGCCCAGTTCGTGCAGCAACAGCTCCACTCGACGAGAGGCATGAACCGGGAAGAGCTTTACAATATCCAGAAGATCCGGGAAGAAGATCAGGCCCGCCGCCGCTACGAGCGCATGACGAGCTTGTCGGGGGCGGGCGGGGCGAGCCGATCGGCCGGCTTCCAGGCAGCGCAGCGTATGTATGGAAATATTGAACATTATCAGAAGCGGCTTTTGGCCAAGAGAAAGAACTGGCCTACTGATCAGCTTGATGCAGAGCTCGCTGATTACCGTGATCATGCTACCTTTATGAGTAAGATGGATTTCAACAGCCGGCCTGTGTTCGATGCTAACGGCAACATGAACTGGGTATATAATCCAGAGGAAGCGAGCCTGTTCTTCCGGATGGCGCCTCGCATGTCGAGCGAATATGACCACTACTCGGCAGCCATCAAAGAAATCGAGCGCATGATTCCGCTCGATCCGAAAGAGCGTAACCGGGAGCAGATCCGCAAGGTCCAGCAGCAGCGGGATATGGCTTGGCGCATCTACAATCAATCGATGGAACGATCCGACATGGCCGGCAATCATACCACGTCCCGAATCATGGAGTCGTGGGAGAATCGGGGAATCAACCTCCATGTGGGTGGAGAACAGCGGTTTTTCAGCATGCAGTCCATCCCATCGACGGAGCGGGCAATCCGGCGCTTCATTTCCCAAGACGATTCAGAGAACCCGAATACGCAGCGGCATCGCTTGGAACAATTCATTGACAGCCTACATGAAAATGCGGTCGTGGGAGCGGGCAATACACGAAAATTCCGGATGATCAACCAGCAGAGCGGATCGATTCACGACACCATAACGCAAATCGCTATGGATCTGCACAGCCGGAACATGCCACTGGAGCCACTGGAGACCACCTCACTGGGGCAGCGAGACATGTCCAATGTGACCGCCGATCGGAATCGCACAGCCGTTCAGAAGGCCATTCAGCGGGCTCTGAGCTACGAAGGGTCTGTGTTCCTGACAGGCGGAAAGGTACAGCTCCATCCAGAAGTGGATAAGTTCTTCGGCGATCTGGAGGGCCATCACCTTTCCGGCCTTCAGGCCAACAACCGGAATGCCGTGGAGATGGTGCTGCGATCGCTCGAAGGATCGAACCGCAATCTCATGTTCGACCTGAGCGTGAACAACAGCCGCAGCAACCCGATGGCCAAGATCACGGTCATGACGCCGCAGCACAGTACGAGTGTGAGGGAAGCGCTGATGGAAGGGAGGAGCCATCCACGGGCAGTGGATATTCTGATCCCCCTCATCAACGAGGATGGATACCAAGTGCTGGGTAAGCGGAATCTGATCGCCCATACGGTTGCCGTCATGGATCAAGACAGCGGCAAGATCGTCCGAAGATCCACAGCTGAAGTAATCGGCATGCAGTATGCACATAACATGAATTTCATCCTATCTGCTTTGGATGAAGGCGATTTCGATGGAGCTTCGTGGCGAAGCAAACATGTACTCGGTGAGGCAGTAAAAAGCATGTCAGGATCTCGTATGGATATTCATAGCTACAACGATGCCTACGAGGCCCGGGGGCGGATGGCCGACTTCGACAAGATGTCACACGTCAATATGGCTCCGGCTATGATTCATGATCTGTACCGCAAAGGAATCATTGCGAGGGACGATCTCAAAGACGAGGCATTCTACTATGATCGGGCGGACCGGCAATATAAATTGAGAACACTCGTGGGCATGGACGACCTGAAGCACGGTCATTTTGAGCGGCTGATGGATATGCCAGGGTGGGCACAAGGCGCAAACTGGGAAGGTCAAGCTCCGACACTGTATACCTCGGGCGTGAAAGAGGGTGCGGTGCAGAAAGGGACGATGAGCACGCAGGATTTGCGGGACTACACGCTCTACGGTCACTACATCAATATGGCCCGGCCAAACTCGATTCAGGCCCGGAACTTCTATGAGTTTTCAGATGATGCTGCCTCCCGGGTATCCAGGGTCAATGCGTATACGAATTTCAATGGCATGCTGGACACCGAGAAGAACGCACAATACAAATCCAGATACATGGGCGGTAACGGCCGGACCGGCGTGAATCTCAAGGTAGCCTACATCACCAATGAGGAGCTGCACAGCCGTATCATGGATATGTACAACAGCGGCGGCGCCGAGAATCTTCAGCTGCTCCGTGACGAAGGGATTCTGGTTAAGCGAAATGGACAAGAAGTTATCGACCATCGCCGCCTACCGACCGTGTACGAGCAGCAAGCCGTCATCGCCAAAGAGCTGATGGACGCCATGAAGTATACGGACTCCCAAAGCTTCGATAAGGGCACGGGCACCTTCCAGTGGCACGAGCGGTTCGCCAAGAACGGTGCGGCTGGCGCCAATAGCGGCTTTATCGTTGGCGGTGAGGCGATCAATGGCGCAACCGTCAATCCCGGTGACGTGATCGGCCGCCGCTATGTCGATGGCAACTGGGAAGAGATCCGTTACGAGAAGCACTATACAGGGCGACTCACCGGGGTGGAGAATCAGGTTTTCAATGTGGAGTGGGACGACAAGCCATTCAAGATCTCGTTTGCCGGCGAGAAGGGAACGGATGCCGCAACGCCAAGTCTGAAGCTTATTGGGGCGCTAACTGGGGATACCGAGATCAGTGCCATGATCAGCCCGAACCCGGCCAAGCGGAAAGACTTCGGCATGATGATGGAGGGCTACGCCAAGATCATTATCAACGAGCTGATGAAAAAAGATCAACCGACTCGGGAGAGACTGATTCGACAGTTGGATCTGGCCAGCATCGGTTTGCAGTACAATAACGGTCAATTCATGGATGTCAGCGGGCGGATGCCAAACGGCATTGACATCAAGGATTTCAATCGAATCGCACAGCACCGAGAGCTCGGCATCAACTTTCAAACGAGCACAGGACTCAGTACGGGAATCTTGGAAGCCCGGATGATGCGTAGCCCGCAGTACTACAAATCTGTGGATGCCAATGGCAAAGCTGTAATTGGATACGACCCGGAAGGCAAGAAGATCTATGCCAGTGGTCTGGACGGATCCTCGATCGGTCACCGGGAGATGAAAGTGCTGCGCCGAATGGGAGCTGACCAGACGTATGAACTCGCTTTTGAGACCATGCGTGAACAGGCGACGAAAACCGGCAGATGGCAGGACGCCCAGAACCTATCGCACTCAATCATGGGATTTGTCGATCCGGATGCTCCGGAGATGGCGGCCTACAAAAACCGGATTCTCCAGGCCCATCAATTCGAATCCATGCCAGAGCTTGGGTTAGATATGAACACGGTCAAGGGCACCATTTTGGATCGAGATACAGTGGCGAGGCACCTCGGGATCGACGGCAAGGAAGCTGGCCACGGGTTCTGGCTCCAGTTGCCGGAAGAAGTGGCAGTGAATGTCCATGGCGGCAGCGATCGAACGAAAGTAAATAAGATCTTCGTGCCGTTCACACATTTAGCAAGGGAAGGGTCGAATGACAAAATTCATCTGCAGAAGCTGCAACGGCAGATTGCCCAAATCAACGAGAGCATTAAATCGTATAGCCGGGCGAAGACGCAGAATGGCCGAGGTAAGGACAGTGCTGAGTATCACATGCAGCGACTGCAAGGGCATGTCACGAACTATGTGAACCAATTGTCAAAAGATACACTCAGCTCGAAAGGAATGACCGGAGAGAGCGTCCTCAAGGCGCACATGCCGTCTTCCGCATCCGGCATTCTCAAGATCATCGGGCCGGAGTCGGCCGCTGCGATCGGCGATGAGATGACCTTTGTCTCCGTGCAGCAAGCGAAGGACATGGGCATCTATGAACATGTGATTGGCAAGCAGCATATCGGCACATCGAGGGAGAGCGAGATTCTGCAAGATTGGAGCCGGCAGCAGAACAAAAATGTGATGACGATCCGCTATCCGACCAAGCATAACTCGGCCGTCCAGTTCACCCGTGTGGCGATCGATCCTAACCTGAAGATCGGGAACATTCTGACGACAGCCTTCACGGCTGAGCGGCTCGAAGGGGATGCAGACGGCGACCAATTGCACATGATCTACGTGGATGACGACAACATTCAGAAGGAATGGGCGCATTTGAAAGGGCAGCGGCAAGCCGAGTTCCAAGGTGGCCACGACAACTGGTCGGATTTCTTGAAGAGCCGAATTGCCGAAGAGGCGACCGGTGCGCAGCGGAATTACAATCTGGAGTCCTTGATCGAAGGGTACAACAAAGACCTGAATAATCAAGATGGCACCCGGATCCGGCAGATGGTGCCGAACTCCGAAGCGGAGATCGCCGGCAAGATCGGAAAGACGCAAATTGGCGGGATCTCCAACCTGAACTTGGCCATTCAGGATTTCGCCGAGGAGATGTATGGTTCCTATAGCCAGGAATACAAGACGCTCGAAAACTTCGGTAGTATGCTGGAGCAAAAAGGGATCGACACGAAGCAGGGTGTTGCGCTTACGCATGATCGAAGGTCGCCAGTGGGTCAATTCCGTCAAGCCTTTTACAGTGGGGATTGGAAATCGATTCGACAGATCGATCGGGATTACTACGGTAGCTATTGGTCTGAGAATCATAATCTGGATGATGTCATTGATCTGCTCTCCCGGCCACAGTCCATTAACGGTGGGCTGGATAATGCCAGCTACAAACCGGGCACCAGCTCCGGTATCGATGTCAATAAATACGGATTAAAGCGCACGTATGACACGATCTTCGGCAAGCTTAGCGAGGGCGATCAGGTAAACGCCAACGAGTACACTCGATTGTTTGGTCGCATGCAGCAAGAATCGGTAGCAGGCGCAACCCCGCCACCGCAGCAGCCGAGAATGACCGGCAGGTACCAACAGTCCTCGTGGAGATCGAGCTACACGCCGCCGCTGCAGTCGAGGCCAGCGCCTCAAGGAGCGATCCCGGATACGCTTCATGATCTCTCCGGCGGATGGATTCCGAACGATATTTTCAGCGGCATAAACGGAGCCCGCAACAAGAAAATTGCTTTGTTCGGCAGTCTAGCTTTAGGTGGTGTAATGGGTTACAATGTTCTTAGTAATACCACTGCACCGGTTTCGGCGCCCACGCCACCACCACCCGTGCCCCCTCAAATTCCCATTCAATCACCGCTGCCGCCGATCCCTGGTGAACCGTCCGGAGCGAATGTCTTGATCTCAGGTCGGGGGCAGGCAGTAGGAGAAAACCTATCGACGCTTGTCCAAGAAGGACTGAGCCGAAGCGGGTGGCAAGGGTCGGCCAATATGACGGTTAATCACTCCGATAATACAAACCGGCTGACAAGATTGTGGTACCGGGATAAAGTCGAGGAACACATGTAAGGGGTGTTAACATATGGCCACAACAGGCATTGATGATCGGGACTCTCTTTATGGGAGTCTCCGACCCCATCATTTACGCATCGGCGATACACAGTTCTTTGTTCCGCCGACGGCGATTACCGTCACCAAACGGATGAAAAACCAAACGGTCAACATGCTTCGAAGCAAGGGGAGCTTCATTAAGGGCAGCGGATTCTTTGATATGGTGATCGACATGTCATTGTTTTTCCCGGACCGTGAATCGATCAACAACGAGCTGCGGCCACTTCTGGCACAAGTCAAGAAGTGTCCGTTTCTTCCTGTTGAGAACCTTCATCTCAACGACGTGTACGACATTCAGGCTGTTACGGTTGCCGGGCTTACAGTGTCTACGACGCCAGGATTTCCGCATTCACTGACAGCAAATTTTCAATTTTACGCCTTTAATCCTTTCGTTTACATCTTCAATGAGAACGACAAAGAGTACAAAGAGTTGTTCAATTGGCCGCTGTTTCGCTGGTACTATCAGCGCAATCTGCAACCAAGCGACGGGCGTTACACTTATTTCGAGCCGATGCGGGATGAGCTGACGGAATACTTTAAGTTCAAAACGACGTTCGAGGGCGACCTGCTCAAGATCCGTGAATGGCGCTTGGAGCGGGATCAGATGATCAAGCGGTGGGTTTCGGATAAGGCGAACAAGAAGTACATTGACCAGGAGGACTTCGACTTCACCACATCAGCCTTTGATGAGATCGATGAGCGGATCTTCAACAGCACCCTGGACGAGCATTACAAGAAGGCCGTTTATGAGCATGACATTCAGATGGAGGATTGGATCTTCGACGATCTGTACCTGCAGAATCTGAGCATCAGCTACCAGAACGTCATCACCTCACAGCAGATTCAGGGCCATGAAACGCCAACCCACCAATATCTTGGATCAGCTGACACAATCATCGTGTGCAAATTCCAAACCGATGACGCCGAGACGCTGGCCAATTTTGAAGGCATGATCCGCCGCTCCAACTACTTGGTGCGGGAATACCACAAGGAACTGTCCAATGGCTTCTTGGAGTTCGATCACCCGCTCGCTCGATTATTTGGCGTGCATTACGTAGTTGTTCAAGATGTACAGTCTTCTACCGTCGAGCGGCAGCCCGGCGTTTTCGATATTACACTGACGCTGATTGCTTACAACCGGGCCCAGAAAAAGCTGGCTGAGACAAAGTTGCTGAACGGTGAGGCGGATCCGGCGAGCTACGGTGGCTGGAAGAACTCACATGCGAAGCTGCTGTTGCCGGTCTTCGGGTGGGCCTCCTGGCTTGCCGACCGACCGCTATTCAAAAGGGCGGGATCGGAGATTTGGAACAGTCTCATAGGCAAGGACATGCCGTATATGGATCTGGATCTGGAGAAAAAGGTGATCTTTGAAAATAAGGTGAAGCAAGGTTTCGCTGCCATTGAAATCTATCCGGATCTGGAGCTACCGACTTATACGGAAGTCGCAGAGGCAGGATTCCAAATCATTAACAACAATAACGGATTCTACGTGGAGCCCGACTTCTTCTTGATCTATGATGATGTCTCCACGGTGAAAGACTTGAAGGGTATTCTGAACTCTTCCTTCAAGGCGGAAGCGAGAGACACCATTGGCGGGGGAGCGACGATCCAAGACAACGAGTATAAGTTGAATGAGTGGACGGCCGAATACACGCAGAAGCAGAAGACGCTGAAGACCGAGGCACTGCAGCCAAACATCAAGCAGGAGCCGCCGGCAGACGGACAGGATGGAAATATTGCGCCAGAGCAGATGGAATCTTTGATCCGTCAAAAAGCACAGAATCCTATCGACAACAAGCAGAATCCGACTGGGATGAAAGATAACCTGCTGCCGCAAGCATGGGTTGTCGCCTTCGCCAAGTCCTTTGATGAGCAGCTTCGGCAGTTCTATTCGACTGGATATGAGACGAATCATAATCTGGGGAACGTTGTAGTGAACGAAGCAAACGTGCCGATCATGCAGACCGAGGATATGCGGTTCTTCTCGGATAGGGACTTTATCCGGGAAGCGGCTCATATCGGCGTCATGCGGGCAAGCCGGGTCATGGGCGATCCGGAATCATTGGGGCGAAACTACGAGTTCAACATCGAGCAGGGGATTGCTCATCTCCAGTATTACTACGACCGGGTGAAAAAGTCGAACAATATCAGCCAGTACGTCTATGATGCGTTCGGCTTAAATGCGGACCTGGCGGCTGATATGAAGAAGTGCTATTTCGCAGCCGCTGTGTGCTTGTACCTTGGATTCGAGATCGAGTACAACCGGCTGCAGAAGTCGAATAAAAAGCTCAACTACGGGCTGATTCTGCAAGTGAAAAAGGTCCTGCAGCTGATTGACCAGACCAAGGATTGGGATACGGCCACGATCGAGAAGAAGGTCGCCGAACTTCCTGTCAAGGATTACAAGACAGCAAGCCTGAACAACGCTGCACCATTTGCCAAGCAAGATCCAGTGCTGGAGGAGTCGGCGTTCGAGGATCCGAATTTGACGCTGCAGATGATGTTCCATGACGTGGAGAAGTATGATCGCCGGGGACGCCTGGTTCGTGCCTTTCCAGCCTTCTTCATGATGTTCATCGACGAGGGACAGTATATGGGCACGATCAAGCTGTCCGATAAGTATTTCGGATACCAGGCCGTGACGGATATCACCTACACCAACAGCCGCAGGATGGCGTCAAGCACGCTGGCGCTAGAGATGAGCAACGTAGCAGGAACGCTCTCGGACGGCGTGAAAGCGATGGATCTGACGCATCACGGCGCATGGGATTTGATTCAGTCCTTGATTGCTCCGGGGTTTGCGGCCATGCAAGCCGAGCGGAGCCGAAACCGGGATTCCAATTGGTACAAGTCAATCATGCTGCGCACTGGCGCCCGGGTACACTTCCGGATGGGATATGGCTCCAACCCCATGAGTATGCCGACGTTAATGAACGGGACGATCACTCAGCTGGAGAACAATGGTGAGACCGTATCGGTCATCGTCCAAGACGATGGGATCGAGCTGACCAACAAGATCAAGGCACACCCGGATGAAACGACAAGCGGGTTTATCTTCAGCAAGAAAGAGCCGACGGAAATTGTGGATGCACTGCTGCGGGATGACCAAGGGTTCCTCGGAAACCTAAAGCAGGCCATCAGTAATGCGGAGTACCTCAAACATTCGCTTGGTATCATACACTTTGGAGCTCCGGGTCGGCCAGCGGCGGCGATCGGTGGTGAACTGGGTGGCCGAGTTATGAATGAGATCAACATGAACATCTACGAGACCGGCGGCAATTTGAATACGGAGAAAGGATTCTGGGGCAGGCTCGGTGACTTCTTCGGGGTAAGCAGCTTCGACGAACCAGGGATCAACATTAATCTGTACGATAAGACGGTCTGGGATGTGCTGAACATCTGCGCTTCTGTGGGCGAAGACCATGTGGTCGCCGTGCATCCGTTCGATTTTCGGAGTACGATCTTCAGCGGGAAGCCTTACCATCCGATTGCCTTCGGGTATGCCGTTGACGGAAAAGACAACATCTCCTTGTACCGCAAGCCGTTCCGGCAGTTCCACATCTTCGACAGTGCGACCAACATCATCGACAACAACATCATGGCCACGGAGAACAACATGTATAACGTGGCTATCGGAACGTACTACAACGAAGGGAAGCTGGATACGACCGAAGCCATTTACGTGGACACGAACATCTGGCCGGAGAAGCTCCGAACGGTCAACATCGACACAACGCTGAACGCCCAAGGGATCCGGCTCGTGGAGAGCATTCCGCTTGTAGGAGGATTGCTGAACAAGCCGTTCAAATGGTACTTCGACGAAGCCGTGGCGATCCGCATTGCAGCGGCGGGTCTAAAGGATCATGTGAAGAACATGTACGACGGCTACTTGACGGTGGTGGGAGATCCGGCAGTAAAGCCGTTCGACCAGCTGCTCATTAATGACACGCTGATCAACATGACCGGTCCAGCTGAAGTGCGAGAAGTCACCCAGATGATGAACCTGGAATATGGATTCATCACTATGATTAAACCGGATGCCGTCGTCGTAAACTCCGACCATACCCAGATGAATTTCATGCAAACGTCGTATCAAGTGGCGGCTGCAGTTTCTGTAACGCACGTCATGCGCAGCATACTCGCCAATAAGGGATACCAGGGAGCCTTCCCGATTATGAATGCGGCCTGGGCGCTCATCAAGCGTCAGTTCAAGAAGATGACGCAAACGTTCAGAATCGATAAAGGGATTGAGAAATTGAAAGAAATGCTGGCGGTTAACACCAAGCCGACACCAGGATCTAACATCTGGGAGTATGACGAAGTGACAGGGAAGTGGAGAGAGTACAATCCGCTATCCGAAGAAACGAGAAGGAAATGGAAATTGAGCGGGCTAATGGATGAAATGATCAAGACTTTGGATAGCCTTGAGATGTCACAGGTCGAAGACCTCTTTGACCGAGCCGACGATGCTTTGAACAATCGCCAGTTCATGGGTTATCATAAGATTGATATAGCTAAAATAGCCAAGATGCGCTCGATCAGCTCCAAGCTCGCATTCCGTGGCGGGAAGCTCGCCGGAAAAGCCTTGAAGGGTGGACGCTGGGGAGTGCGAGGAGCTGTGGCAGCAACAGGCGTCGGCCTCATCCCCATACTCATTGAAACGTTTGTCACGGAAATCTTGCTCGCTGGAGCTGCCGAGTATTTGGAGCGATTCCTGTTTACACGGCAAGCTTGTATTATCGCTCCACTCAAGAAAGACGGATACGAGTTCTCAGCCGGGATCAACGGCCACAAGGGCTCTGTCTTTACGGATTCCCCCGACTTGGTTCAACGAATCTTCACGGGTCCATTGCAATCCTTTTTCTTCGGGGTGCTGGGGGCGGATGTCGGGAAGTACGCAGCGCAGCCTGCTGTCGATGATGCTTTCGATATCCCAAGAGCGCAAGGCATGCGAGCGATGGCGGAGGAAGACGACGAGCTTCCGTATGATCCTAATGTGATCGTGGCCAATTTTGTTGCAGCTCATCGGAAGGTGATTCCTTACGATGAATTATATAAGGCGCAATACGAGAAAGAGATTCTTGAAGTCCAGCAAGAATACCAGAAGCGTGTGGAGAAGCTGGATCAGGAAAATACCAGAGAGGCGGTCTATACGCTGGAAGAAACGTCGCCGGGAACTGCCACCGGAGGCAGCGGCTACACGAGAATTGACTTGAATATCCCGAGCGGGATATCGGCCGAAGCCATCAACAAGGCGTTTGAGGGTACGGGGCTCGCAGGTCTGGGTCAAACGTTCGCCAACCTGGAAAAATCCATCCCGCCAGTAAAGCATCCGAAAACGGGTGAAACGGGCAGCGTGAGCGGCGTCATCAGTGCCCTGTATTTTGCGGCACATGCTGCGCTGGAGACAGGATGGGGCGACTCAGACATCTTCCGAGATAAGAACAATCTGTTCGGATATGGAGCGTATGACTCCAGTCCTTACGAGTCGGCTTGGACCTTCGACAGCAAGCAGCATTGCATTAACTTTGCTGCGCAGCAGATCAAGAAAAGCTATCTGACCGAAGGCGGTGCCTACTACAACGGACCAACCCTGACCGGCATGAATGTAAAGTATGCTTCCGATAAGAAGTGGGCCGACAAGATTGCCAGTATCATGCGGAAGATTGCCAAGCTCGATCCGAACTACAAGGAGCCGGCCAGCCTGTCCACGAACGGAAAGGTCGAAGTGATCGGATCCGAAGGCAAGGTCAAGTACAGGATGAATGCGGATGAGGCCAGCAAGGTGCTGATCGACCTCAAGAAGCAGAAACTGGAGAGCATCAGGCTCACTTTGGTTTCTGCATCAAGCCTCATTCGCCAGTCTGCCTACGATGCGCTGGAAGAGCTCGGTGCTTTGTACCTGAAGCGCACAGGAGAGAAGATTGCGATCACGAGCGCCTACCGGCCGGGAGATCCAGACTGGCACGGTACCGGGTTCGGTTGCGATATCGACACACCGAATGCAAAGATCATTTCAGGGGCTTACCGGCTACCGAAAGGAAGCAAGGAGAAACAAAATCTGGAGATCTTAATGGAGTTGGCGGTTCAAGTCGGGTGGGGCGGCATTATACACGGGGATGTGGATCTCATCGCCAAGATGAAAACGAAGTTCCCGGATTCCGGATTCACGCAGATGAATGACCATTATAACCACCTTCATTTATCTTACTTGAGGTGATGCACATGGCATTGGATCAAACTCCACTACGCCAGAAGCTAAGCAAGGCCGGAACGGAGGGTGCGCTTGATACACGCACCTCCGGCCTTATCGGCTACGTGGTCAATTATCATCGCCAAGGCAGCAGCTGCAACTGCAAAAGGCACGCAGGTACCAGCATTGAGAAGTCCACGCAGCACACCGTCGATATTCACATTAGCCAGGGGAACCGTGTCAAAGAATTTCACGATGTCCCTTGCTTTGTTTATTCGCAAGGAATCATTGATAGAGGGCTGAAAGAAAACGATCGAGTTTGGGTGCAGTTCATCAATGGCGATCCGAGCACGCCGATCGTTACAGCCTATTACCGGGAGCCGTCGGTGGAAGAGAAGTTTTTACGGAATCTCGTGTACTCGATTGGCGACTTCTTCGGGAGCTTGGGGTGATCAGATGAAAACGTGGATGGAAACATTAAACGAGTTGCTCTTGAATCAGGACGACAAGAACCTGAACCAGGTTGCCGAGGATCATACCAAGGCGAGCAGTGATGATGTCGGCTTCGTCAATCCGGTTTCCGGCGCAGGCATGCTGGCCCGTTCCAACGGAAGGCTGGAGGGATTTGCAGACTATGGTCTGGGCTTTCGGGTCGATCCGTCCAACAAGACGTTCTCGATCTATGGGTCCCGTATCCATCTGTTCTGCTCTGACTTCCAGGTGTTTGCCGGGGAGAGGGAGTTCCAGGTCATGGATCCGGAGCAGGAAGAGATTCTGGGGATGATCGGAGGCGTCGTCGATGAAAAAGTACAATGAGAAAGACATAGCTTTCTATGCGGAAGGCGTTGTGGGTGACGTGGTGCTTGGGGCGCCGGATGCCGACGGGCTCGTGGACTTTGCCTTAACCGAGCCTTATGATTGCGCCCGGCAAGATATTACGAACCGGGTACGCACGCAGCGGGGCGACTGGCGCCATCACGGACACATCGGTGGCGACCTGGAGCTTTTGGAGGGCGAGCCGAACACAAGAGGAACAGCAATGAAAGGTGTTACGCAAATATATGACACCCTAACTGCCGATGGGCGGTTCGATCCGAAGAATCTGTATGTGCGGCCGGTTCCGGTCGATATTGAACAGATCGATTTTTATGTGCTGCTGGATGCCGGCGAGGAGAAGCCAGTCGCCGTCAAAAACAGCGTAGACCTATAGAGGCAGGTGAGCATCATGCTACTAAAGCGTTCAGCGGATCAGGTGCTGCGGGATGCAATGGCGATTATTGCAAAGAACACGCCGATCACGAACTTCAAGCCCGGAGCGATCGCCAGGGGTTTGGCCGAAGCGATGAAAGACGAGTTCCCGAAGCTGTATGACTATGCAGAGGCTGTATTGAATTACGGGTTTCTCAGTAAGGCTAAAGAGGAATATCTGGATTTGATCGGCGGCCTCTTCAGCTATAGACGCCGTAGCCGGACCGTGTATGACGAGAAGACCGGCCTCACCCGGGAAGAGCTGATCGATGATGAAACGTATCGGTACGAGATCTCTCAGCGAGTGCTGACTGCAGCCGCTGCAAACTTCCAGGCGCTGCGTCTAGCGGCTCTTGCTGTGCCGGGTGTGGACGATATCATTGGTATCGAGTATACCCACGGCACCGGAAGCTTCAGCTTCATGGTCGTTCCGTCTTTTGGCTTCTCGCCTTCTGAGGTGAAGACTGCCGTCATGCAGGTGCTCCAGGAGGTTAAAGGGTACGGGGTCCGGCGAAATGTCTTGCTTCCCCGGGAGATCCCTATGGAGCTGCAGGTGCAGCTGATCTTCCATGAGTCCACGACGCAAGCAGACCGGGAGAAGATCCGATTCGATTGCAAGTCGGCTCTATTCAGCTACTTCGGCAATTTCAACCTGGCTCAGGGGTTCATCTATAACGATCTCGTGAAACAGATCATGGGCGCCAGTAAAGGCATCATGGATTTCACCATCGTCAAGTTTTACTTGAACAACCAGCCCGTGTTGCTAACCAATCATTCCATTCTGAATGACGAGCTGATTGTTGCAAAATACATTGACATCTTATAAGGGGGTTGTAAAAATGGCAAGCACAGCAAATATGACGAAGATTCAGAAGTCGGACTTGGGCTTTGAGATCCAGGATCTAATTACCGACTTGCAAAATGCCAATGGGGAATTTCCAACGGTGACGGAGCGGATGGACAGTCTGGATTCAACAAACGACAGCCAGGATCATCGCATCGATGGACTGGAGTCCAACTCTAGTCAGAGGCTGAACACCCACGACCAAGACATCGCTTTATTGAAAACCAAGGTCAATGCTCTCGGCGAGGTTGGAACCTTCCAAGAAGTGTTCACGTATGACGGGCACGGCAACGTAAGCAAGCACATTGTCACTGGTGAAGTAGTCTTCACGATCGATTACGTGTACGCCGATGCAGCCAACGGTGTATTGAACTACTCCGAGAAGAAATATACGGATCAGGGTGGTAAGCAAGTCACGATCAAGAAGACGTATATTTATAACGGCACGACCGGCAACATTGAGCGCATTGACACGGCAACCACCATTGTATAAGGCGGTGTAAACACATGGACGTTATTTCCCTTGGGAAAGCCAATAAGGCGTACAAAAATATCGTTGATCTGGATGAAAAACTCGTCGCCTTGCAAGCCGAAGGACGATTCCACAGCGTTGATGCACGCCTGGATTGGCTGCAAGATCAAGCTGAAAAATCCGGGATCTCCGTGGTTAACCAAGTAGATTTGCGGGATGGGGTGTTCAGCAATACAGAGCTGGTCGGCGGTAAGGTGATGCTCAAGTTCCTTTACACAATCGATAACGGGTATGGAAACGATGCCGTTCCCATTATGACAGGTAATACGACATCTGGAGTAACTGTTACCGCTAGCGGGGTGTTTGGAAATCAATATCCTTGGTATGCATTCGACGGATCCCTCGGGACGTTTTGGTATGTAGTAGCAGCGCCGGCGCCAGCTGGCGGGCATTGGATTAAAGTGGACCTGGGGGCAGGTGTCAAGAAGAGGGTCGGAAAGCTGAGACTTCAACCTGCTAATATCAGAACCAGCCAATGCAGCGTGAAGGATTGGAAGCTCTTTGGCTCCGATGACGATATTTCATATACGGAAGTGGCAGCAGGAACGCATGCCAATAACGAAAGCAAAGAGGAGTATATCTTTAGCAATCCAAACAGCTATCGTTATTATAGGCTGAACGTCATCTCGAACTATGATACAAGTGATCGGACAGCCGGATACGTCGAGATCTATGATATGGAACTTATACCTCTCGATGCGACAAACTACTATGCTCCAACAGGGACATGGGAGTCTCCTGTAATCGACCTCGGCGGGGGGTGGCTGAAGACAAATCTGGTGGAGCTCGTGAAGGATGTAGCTGCCGCCGGTTCTACAGCGGCGGTCGAGGTGGCCTCTTCGGTTGACGGGCAATCCTTTACAGCGTTTGCGCCCCTAAATGCAGGCGCACCACCGAGTGGTCAATACTTGAAGTTTAAGATCACGCTCACGTCGCCATCACAAGCCGGTACGACAAAAGCATTCGACTTTAATCAGTCCGATGTCCAAAACAAGTTCGCATTGAGCTTTGCGATTGCCGACGGTACGCTGAGATTGAAGACGAATCATTCGTTTCCAATGAACAGTGGCGGAGCTCTGGGAGCTGGAAAACTATTTTCAGCACCTATTCAGAAGAGTCTCTTCAAAGTAATTGAAAGAATTGAGGTGAGCTAACGATGCAAGGTACAGGTACTGCAGCAGATCCGTATTTGATCACTACACCCAATGACCTGAAGCTGGTGACAGGGGCGGCCAAACATTTCAAGCTCATGAACGATTTGGATTTGACTGGCTTTGCATTTACCTATATGTATATTGATACAGGCGGATCGTTCGATGGGAACAACAAAAAAATAAAAAACCCTACGTCCTCGTATCGAGGGATCTTTTATTCAAATTATGGATTGATTAAAAACCTAACCATTGAGAATCCAACGATTACAAATAACACAGACAGCAATGCCGGAGGGCTTTGTGATTACAACACTGGAACTATCGAAAACTGTCAAGTTATTGGCGGTCAAGTAACGTTAAATATGACAAATGATTACCATCAGGCCGGAGGACTGGTTGGAACAAATACAAATAATGCAGTCATTCGGCGCTGCAAAACGGTAAACGTAAAGGTTAATGGAGGCAATGCTGCTGGAGGGCTTGTTGGTCGTCAAATGGG